ACCCCATTTTATCAATCCTTGAGGCTGTTTCGTTAAGTACGGCCAAAAGTACTGCAGACGCTTTTAGAACGCTGCAATCAAAAGATATTGACAATACTACAGGGATTGCCCTTCAAAGAACTGGAAATGATGAAAAAATTCCCCAGCTTGGGCCGTTAGCTGCAACTACTAACGTAACAATTACAGATACTTCTTTTGTTAGAATCTCTTCTAATATCTACCATGGGACTCCAGCCCCTATCGTTGGTTCCGATACCGTTAATGTAGACAAATCGTCTACATTTGTTACTGCAGCATCTTCTGGCAACATTTACATAGGTAGAGGCACTCCTAGGAGTGAAGGTCCTATACCATATTCCAGCATAACAGATGGTGGAAACTACTGGATTATCAATTTAACAACTGCAACAACCTCTTTTCATAACCAAGGGGAGGATGTTGTTGTTGGACAGGGTGGAGATAGAACAGTTGATGTTGGACAGTCTGTTTCTACTCCTGCTGGGGCTCTTTCTAATCCAATTCAATACACTGTAATTGTTGGTGGGGTTCTGTCTGATGGCGAAGTAGAGCTTGATGATGTACTAGTTAGATGCACTATCTCAGGAACTCAAGGGAACGTTCCTGAAAATACCATTACATCGTTTAATGGAACTGCACCATTTAATGGGGCTGCAGTTACTAATCCTAATAGGGTTACCTCTGGAAGAGATGCAGAGACTACTCAGCAGTACAGAGATAGGGTTAAAACTACTAGGAATACAAAGCCTAGGGGAACAGATTTAGCTATTAAGACATCTGTATTAAATTTGACAGCCCCTGATGAGCAAAAAACTGTACTTTCTAGCTCTATAGAACGTAGGTATCAAAAACCTTCTATTCTTTATATTGATGACGGGAATGGTTATGAACCTATTTCTTCTGGTGTAGGTTATGAAGTTTTAAGGGATTCTGCAAGTGGTGGGGAGGTTGATTTTAAGACAATCAATGCTCCTATTGTTATAGCGTCTGTTGAAACTTTAAATAGTGGACCTTATGCAATTACTGCAGGACTTGATTTAACTATAGCTGCTGGAAATGATACAGAAACTCACATTTTCGATACCACTCTTTTTAATGATTCTAGCGTAGCTACTCCATATGATGTAGTTGATTCTATTAATTCTAATCCACTGCTTTCTTTTAAAGCAAGGGTTACTAGTAATTCTAGTAAGGTTACCGTCTATTCAAAAGATGACACTGCAGATAACATTCAAGTGATTGGTGGTTCTGCTAATGAAATTTTAGGGTTCCCTACTCAAAAGGCTTATCGCTCTCTATTGTATAAAGACGATAAATTGCTGACTTTTGATAATTACAGTTTAGATAGGGCAACTGGATCTATTACATTAAACACTGCGTTAGCTGCAGGAGAGAAACTGACACTAGGGTCTCTTTGGAGTCGCGGATTTATTGAGTCTGCTGCAATTAGTACATTTAATTTAAGTTCAGATCAAAAACTTTGGTTTGTATTAGATGGCGATACTACAATAGTAGACAGTGGTAAGGGCGAAGTCTCTACTTTAACGGTAAGTATTGTTAAATCGCTGCCAAGTTCTTTTCATATTGCAATTCAGAATAGTAGTGGATTTAGTAGTAATACTCAAGCTGGGAATTCTATTCTCCTTTATGCGACTTCTGATAATGGAATTCCTAGCGCTTTGCAGGGCGTTTGGAAGATTATTGAAGTTCCTGCAATTGACACTATTGTAATTGAACTTCCCTGCATGATTGCTGCAAGAAAAATGGCAGCATCTGCAAATATTGCAAGCGGTCGGGTTTTAATTTGTGGAGGTCTTTGTGCTAATGGAAGTGGAATTCTAAAGACTGCAGATATTTATAATTCATCAACTGGACAATGGACTTCTGCACCCTACATGGCTTTTCCAAGATATGGCCATACAGCAACGACTTTAGCAAATGGCAAGGTTTTTGTTTATGGTGGAATTGGAACCAATGGAGTTGCAGTAAATACAGCAGAAGTGTACGATCCTACTGCAAACACCTGGACAAGCGTAGCTTCTTACGGAACGGTTACAGGGCAAGCTTTTCATTCCGCAGTTTTGTTAGGAAGTGGAAATGTTTTAGTGGCAGGTGGATATGATGCGTATGTTCCACCAAGTACATTAAACATTTCAATTGAATATAACCCTACTTCAGATAGTTGGATAAATTCAGCCTCTTTTAGCAACGGAAGACATTCTTTAACTCTAATAAATCTTCCAAGTAACAAGGTTATGATGCTAGGGGGGCTGCAGGCATTTAATGATCCTTATTTAGAAGACGTTGATACAGGAGCCAACGTAGGCAAATTTTTAGGGGCATTATCAACTTATATATATGATGCAACTGCACATTCTTGGAGTAATACTGCAATTATTCCAGAAGCCACCACAAGAACTGCTTATAGAAATTATGTTGGACAGTTAGTTGCATCCGATAAAGTTGTTGCAGTTGCTGATAACCAATACTACCTTTATACTATATCAACAAACACCTGGGTTTCAGAGGGCAAAATTGCACAAACCCCAGATTTTGCATCAAATGAAGATATTTATAACGGAACATCTAGTTTAAATGAGACCCAGGCGGACTCTGTTCTTGCCTATTCTACTCTAGGTCGGTCTAATCCATTATTGGTAACTGCAAATGGTGCAGTTACCATGTGTTTTGCAGAATATATAAACTCAACTACTAATACAAAAGCTTATGCCCATCTAAAATACTCCACAAGTGACAGCAAATGGCATAAGATTCTTTCTACGGGGTCTGTCACCCTTTCTGGTGGTAAGTCTTTTTGGACAGGTGTCTCATCTCAAGCTAATTCAGACTCTGTTTTAGTTTTCGGTGGACAACAGGGGGCAGATGGCATTTGCTGTATTAGCTCCATCATTTTTGCAGGAATCTGCAGTTGCTTCTACTGTTGAAACAGTTAATACAAGCACTGGGACCTCTTCTTATTTATCTACACTTACTGGAACATATGAGGGGCTTCAAGGTTGGGTTATTTACAATACAACCAAACCCACCTTTGAAAATACGGTTCCAGCAAACAATTATAGTGCAACCACTCTTGCTGCGAACATTAACATTTCTGGTTTAAGCGCATCTTCTTTTAACAATTCCATTTTAAGGGTTAGAACCAACGATAATGCAGGAGATATCGTATTATTAGGTCCTACTGTTCAAAATATTCAAAGTGAAGTTTTACAGACTTCTTCTCCTAACACAAGAGCCTCTGTTGCCACAAATAATACAGAGCTATCCAACCCTGTAGATTTTAGACTTTATCAAATAGGAGAAATTTTAGGTCCTGTTCTAAGAGTTCCTTGTCAACAAATTGCAGGAACTGCAGCAGATCCTCAAATTACTGGAGGGTATCTTCCCCTCCATGGTACTCTTTGCGGTCTTTATAAGAAAAACTACTGGGAAGATTCGCTTACGTCTCCTCCCTACAATTGGCCAACTTTAATCCAAGATTCCAGCAACGATGGAAGAGAGCTTGGAAACCTTAAGAATGAAATTGGTAGACTGTCTGTTTCTATTAAAGAAAACCAGTTTGCTTTCGACGCTAACAACACTATTCCAGACAGCAGCGTAGTTGCAACAGATGGTACCACAACTATTACCCCAAATCAAGCTATTTATTGTGGCTCTCCGTTCCTTTTCTCTCCTGGGGAAAAACTATCTGTAACTATTGACAATGATTCAACTTCTGGGATGTTTAATATCCCCACGTCAAGGAAGTTAAAGCCTTATGATAATAGCTATGCTTCTTTAATTACAGTAACAGATGCAGAAAACGGCAACGCTTCATTAAAAGATATGTTCGGTAGTTCCTATGATTTCTCCAATTTCTATGTCTCTATGAGGGCTAGGAACAAACTAGGAAACATTTTATACAGGTTCTATCGTCCAGGACCTGAAGGCGAAAACTATGTTGTCAGATATGAATATCCGAGTGCAGCAAATGCATCAATTGCAGTAACTGTTGATCACACTTGGAAACATACTGGGACTAATGCAACTGGGCATCTGCAAAAAAGCCTTATCAATGTAACACTACCATCTTCAACTCCCTACACCGGGGCTGTTATAAATCCGACTTCTAAAATTGCAATTCTAGAAAGAAACCTAAACCTAGGGCTTACTAATAATAACAGGCTTGCAGATCTGTACTTAGTTTTAGGGTTTACAGTAACCCAAGCTGAAAGAACATCTATTGGCGGGACCACTAGACTTAGAATTGGGTATCCTAGTACAACTCTAACAGACTTCGTTTTTATTCAAGCTGGTGATTTTATTAGGTTTGATGCAGTAACCCCTACACCAACTACTTTATTGTCTGGGCAGGCACAGGTTTCTAGCGTATCTGCCCCAGTTAGCAACTATCAGGACATTTATATTACAGCAGGCTCTCTTGATGATGGGACTTCTGCAATGTCTTTGGTTAATAACCCTGGATGGATTAGCTTAGACCCCGCAGCAACTTCGAGGATTCAGTTTGACTCTGGAATTACTAACGGGGACTTGGTTTCGATTAACATCCCCGCTTCTCAAGTGGATCCTACCTATGCTCCTTTGCTTGGTCAAGGATTCCCCGTTATTGGTAACGATTCTACAAAGCAATGGTTGCAGCTTAGAGTAAGAGCCTCTGATACTGACGACTTTCAGTATTATTCAACACTTACAGATACAACCTCAATTGCAACTTTCAAATCCTCTTCAATTACGGAAGACTTAATTGTTTCTGCAGTTAACGCTTTAACAAATGCACCAATAATTGCTACTTTGATTGGAGTTCCCGCATCGGTTGGAAGTGCAAGTTGGAATTCCAGTAACTACTGGGATGCAGGAGTTGCGTTGACTGATGGGTATAATAAAGTTTATACCACAGTGCAACCTTCTGGACTTAATAATAACTATCAACTAAACTTGATGAGGTCAATTAACACCAATTTGACTTCAAATTCAGATTGGATTAACGAACAGGTTTATTTAAGTCCAGCTTATGCAAGGGATGTTGTTAAATGGTTTAATACTCCTTGTATTACGGGCCTTTGGACGTTAGCTGACGTAGAAACCTGCAATAGTAGCACTGGCGTTCAAATAATGTCAAAAACGGTAGGGAATACTAGTAGCGTGCAGGTTTCTGGAGCAGGGGCAAATCAATGTGAAGCTTCTATTGTTGGGGCAGCCTCGTTAATTACAGGGGACACTCCTACAACCTATCCCAATTTTATTGTTAACATTAATACTGCAAATGCTGCAGGATTCATTGGTAATTCAATGGTTAAAATTGCCAATGAAACAGCTACCCAAAAACAGTATATAAATATCAGTTCTATAGTAACTCAAATTTCTAAAGATGGTACCATTTCTTTCTCTGGTCAGGTGCCTTATTCTTGTGGAACACATATTACCACTACAGGTAGCATTGAAAAAGCTGGAAACTTTGTTGTAATTAGGTTAGCCACTGCGCCTTCTGTTCCACCCTATGCAGAAAAGAACACTATTTCTCCAGGGGACTATATTTACCTATCGTCTCCTAAGGATGAAGATGAACCTTTAACTTCGTTATTAGGGGATATTTCAAAATTAAATGTAGGCGTTTTTAGGATTATCAACGTTTCTCATAACAATACGGTTATTTGGATTGAAAATAGTGATGCAGTAACCGAAAAGGCTGTATTAAATGCTACATTTGTTACAAGCGACTCTGTTGTTCCTGGTGACATTATCACTTTAATTGATAATGGATTTGGTCAAGCAAACAAAGGATCTTGGAAGGTTACAAGCGTTGGTACTAGAGTCGATGGAGAGCAGTTTGTTTTAAATACAATAAACGTAGATATTTCTAATAAATCAATTTCTTCTATTGCTTCTCCTCAATTATTTAATTACTCAACAGCCTTAGTGTCAGATGGAGCCCCAAGAACTTTCTATAAGAAGTTAATTGGAGTTAATCCAAACGCCTCTAATGTTAATTTAACTGAACTAGTTCTTTGCAGTAACATCTGTCCAAATCAAGCAATTTCTCCTAAAGAGCTTAGTTATATTTCAGAATCTGCAGGATCTGTAATTTCTAGTATGAATAAACTTGATTTTCCAACAGAAACTCAAGTAGGAAATGCAGCTTATAGATATAACACTGGGCTAATTGGAGAGGCTCAAAAGGTAATTTATGGAGTTGAGTCAGACCCTGTGACTTACCCAGGCTGGGTTTCCAATGGAGCATCTGTTTTAATTGACGGCCCTGCAATTAAACGCATCCAGTTAGGTTTTTATGTAAGAGCGGTTGGAAATCCCGATTCCTCCTTAGCCGACAAAATCACGTCTGTAATCGCTGGTGTAATTAACAGTAACCCAGCAGGACAAAACCTTTCTATCTCAGATTTGATTACTGCAGGTGGTGGAGTTGATAACGTTGTTTCTATTACCTGTCTCTCTCAGGTAGATCAGATTCCTGTGATGGCGTCTGAAAAGACAATGGTGCTCAATCTTAATGATATCTCTATTGTTTTCGTGAATTAATGTTATCAATAAGCAATGGCGCATCAAATGTTGGGGTTCCTGAAATAGGGACAGACTTTTTAGTAGCTACCGTTGAACTTCTAAACGATAGCTCTATTAGGATTTGGTATACTAGATCTCCAGCTTTAGGAACCAATAAGGCAAACGACTCTCATAGCTATTCAATAGTAGGTCCTAATCCTACATCCATTAAACTTGCTTCTACTAATGGAATTGATTCAAGATCTATTGATTTATCCTTTGTTAGTCCTTTAATTGCAGGGCAATACACCCTTTCTTTTAACTCTTCAAATATTGTCAGTAATGACACTGATTCTTTACATCTAGCGTCAAACACGCAATATGTTTTTAATATTGTCAATGCCAATAAACCTAACAGCGATCTTGCTACTGATATAAATCTTACTAAAAAGTTTTTAAACCCAGCTTTCCTAAAGAGAAATCAGCCTAACTGGGAAGCAACGGTTGCAACTTTAGAAGAAAATAGAACAAAACTAACAGATACCGTCAATAAAATATTCGATCAATGCTTTATTTCCACGGCTAGTGATAAATACTTAGTAACCAGAGCTGCTGATTATGGAATTTCACACCCTACTATTCTTGGGTTGGCAGACGATGTTTTTAGGAAGTTGGCAATAACTGTTCTTAATGATAAATTAACATTAAATGCCAATTTAGACTTACTAGATCTCCTCTATGGAACTGATGCAACCAGGGCTAACATTACTAGCGCCAACGTAGAGCCGTATCGGCTGTTTGATGGCGCTACACTTAATATATTAGTAGATCAAAAACTTAATATTCCTGTGGTTTTTAGTTGGTCAGATTTTGTTAATTCTTTAATTGCAAAAGCTGAAGAGGTCTGCTTTGTTATTAACAAATTCTTTAGAGATTTCAATTCTACTGCATTTGCTGTACCTTATACTGATGAAGAGACAAACGAAACTTATATTAAAATCTACTCAGGAACTAAAGGACTGCACTCCAGTATTGCAGTGACAAGTGGATCTGCACAACTTGCATTCCAATTTGACAATTTACTTTTTGATAATATAGATACGACAACATCTCCTGGTATTTCTGTAACAATTACAGATCTTCCATTGAATAAAGCATCTGTTGCAATTTCTCAAATATCACCACAAGCTATTGAAATCTTTCAGGAAACTCTTGTAGGCGATTATATTAACATTATTGGTTCCCAATTTAATGTTAATAATAGAGGCAGTTTTGTTATTGAAGCTGTAGATCAGGACAATGGGCTTTTTACAATAACCAACAAAACTGCAGTAACCGAAACGGTTAGTCCATCATCTAATAGCATAACAATATATCATCCTGTTGTCAAGCAAATTTTTGACAATGTTGACTATGCTTATATTGCAAACAATAACTACCAAAGTGTTTTTCAGGGAGACAAGCAATTAGTAACAAAGAATGGTTTTTCAAAGGCTTCTATTCCTGTAAATACTGAAATTGTTAGCAGAACCAATAATGATGCAGCTTACTTACCGACATTTATAGAAAACACTGAAATTTCTATTTATCGGAGATCCGATGGACAACTTAGTACTACTATTTCTTATCCTAGCAATTCCTTTATTGAGATCACTGAGTTCCTAGCGAAGCTTCCAGTTGCTGCAGACTTTGTTACCTCTGCTGGGACATCTGCAACTCCAAGTACCTCTACGGGAACATCTGATTCCTCTATGTTTAGCAGAACTTTTGCAGATACCTATTTAAGCAGTTCATCTTCAAGTTTAAACCCTCTTTGTGTTGCAGATCTTAAGGGAAATGTTGCAGTAATTGGCGGTTGGCATGAAAGTACTGATACGGGATTGCATTCTATTTCAGTTTGCAAATTTAATAGTAAAACAGTTGATAGCAACTTAAACTCCTACTTTAATTATACCTGGACAACACCTGTCACTAAATCAGGTAGATTCTGTTGGGGTAGTTCTGCAGTTGTTATAGACTATCCTCGATTCTGGAATAACATTTTAATTGTAGGCGGCTACCCTAATGGAACTACTCATGTTTCAGGATTTGGTTATGCAGAAAACCAAACCTGTCTTTATAATGCAGATACTAATACCTATAAAGAAATAACAGGATCGTTCCCTGGATATGTTGCAGACGCTGCACTTATTTGGATGGAAAATCCTTATAACAAAGCTGTAATTATCGGGGGGAACGATAACTCAGGTGATTCTACGACAAAATGCTTTCTGTGGGATCCTTCTTATGCTGCGGGGAATGTCCTAGGTCAGTGGTATTCTGGGGCGGGGACTGAATTAAAAGTAGCCAGATCTCAATGTCAAGGGTTTGATTTGGGCGGAGGGAGAGTTTTAGTAATTGGAGGTAGAGCTTTTAATGGTACAAACAGCTTTACACCAACTATTGGTTTTCCTATCAATTCCTGCGAAATCATTCAACCCAATTTTGGTTTTAGTATTGCACCCAAGTTTACCGCCCCGATGGGCTATAAACGCTTCGCCTTTGGCTCTACGAAGCTGCCAGATGGACGAATTTTAGTTGTTGGGGGTATCGGGTACAAATCAAATGAAACAGTCAGCGCAAGCGAGTTAATACAGAATCATGAATTGTCCTCTTGTGAAGTCTATGATCCCGTTTTAGGTATTTGGTATCCAATTCCCGATATGTTAGAAAAACATAGTTACTGCAGTTGCCACTACGATCCCAATACAAATGGAATTTACGTTTGTGGTGGAGCAAAATCAACTGCAATTGAATATCTAAAGTTAGACACTATGACTTGGCACTATTCTATTGCTAAGTTACCTCAGACTTCGTTTAGAGGGACAAGTACTATTGTTAGTGGAACAGTTCCTATTGTCGTAAGGCCGAATGGGAGTGTTTTTACCACTACAGAAGCTGAGGCTGGGAAAACACTTTTTATATCGCTCTACAATGAAACTGCAAGGGGTAGCGGAATAAATGGGGTTCAACAGGTTGTTTCCTCTACTAAATACCAATCAACATTAGGTTGGACAAAATCAGATACTTCTAGTAAATCGTTTACAGTTACTTCAGTCCCAGAAACTAACAATCAAATAGGTTCTTATATCTACGATCCTAATCAGATTTTTGGCATCTCAGATCAAGAGCTTACAACGGCAGCTGAAATTCCTAGAGGCAAAGGGTGTCCTGCAATTACAGTTAATGAAGATTTATCAAACTATCCTAAGACTGGATTTATTGTAGTTCATTTTGGCTATAAAGATCAAGCTGGGCCAATCAACTATTCTGTCATTGACACCCATACAATCATTCTAGACCCTGCATTTACTTTCCATACAGAATTTAGCATAAACACTGTTTTAACATTAGCAACCCAAAAGGCTCCATATCTTCCTGATGTTAATACTCAAATAGGTGGTCTTTTAATTACAGCCTCTAATGCAGGCTTGGAAGCTGCAAAAGAATATATTACAGACATCTCTGCTGCTGGACTTGATTTAATAATAAATGTCAGATACCCAGGTGACAGAGGTTTGGGCAACGAAGGTAAACCTGTTGAACAAAACTACAAACTATCTGATATTATTGAACTTTTTGGCCCAGACGATCTTGACACCTTTTTAAACGCGGAGCGAAACGATGGGTAACTTAATTGTAGGAGCCCATGCAGTTCTTTATATCAATGGTATGCCCTATGCATATGTTTCTGATATTGATGTAAGTATTGCAAGCCCCCAAAAACCTTTGCATGGGATAGACTATCTGCAGCCCCTAGAAGCTGCTCCAGGGCCTCTTAGTTATAACGTGTCTGCTCAAATTTATAGACATAGGGGAAGTGTTGGGATTGAGGGTGATGGTTTTGTACCTATGTGGAATAACGCTACAAGAGGTAAGTACTTTTCTGCAATTATCATGGACAGGATTACTTCTACTGTTATGTTTGAAAGTCAGAAAAACCTTGTGACCGGGCAAAACTGGAGAGTTAACAGAGGCTTTATCATGGGTCAGGTAAGCTGGCAAGGTATTGATTATTCTAATGATTCTGAGACTTTGTTTAATTAGCAATCTTAAAGGATATAATGGCTGTTAATCGTCAATTAAATTTACTAGGGCAACAGAGAATTGATGTTCCCCATATCAGAAGCTTAGAATCTGCAGTTTGCTATGATTTTGATGCAGTAGCTTTAATGGTTACTGGGGGACTGCCCTGCGTTGTTAACGGCTTTGATGTAGGGAATTATAATACAGTAGTAGGGACTCTTGCTACAAACCTTATTATAAATACTGCAAATTCTAGAATTATTCATCCTTTAGCCTCTGATTCTGGTTCCTTTTTTCAAGTCCCAGCCAATCGTGCTGCAGAAACTATTACCACAAATAACCCAAGAATTAAGGGTGCATGGGCTGCAGGGACAGTAAACTACGTTGGCGTTGACCTTTTAAGAACTGCAGATGCTACTACGGCAACTACGGTAAGATTTGTTACAACCAATCCAGACACAGAAACCAGTAAATACGTTCCTTTAGCAAGGACGATGGATTATGTAATTACGATTTCAACTGTTCCCTTTTCGGTTACCCCAAGCATTTGTCCTCTTTTAATAGTAACTACTGATACTACAAATACTATTACTGCAATTACTGATGCTAGGAACTTGCTTTTTAGTAACTTTAGTGGTGGAGATTCGCCTAGCTTAAACAATCCCTTTGGATGGCCCGGTGGAAGAGGAAAACCAACTGGATTTACTGCATTAACTGCAGGTGATAAGAGTATCAAGTCTTTGAATCAGTTCGTAAGTGCAGTTTCTACAAGATTTCAAGAGCTTGGTGGTGGGGAATTTTGGTACTCTCTTACAGCAGACAGAAACGTAAGAATGACCCAAGGGGGTCCATTTTTTACTAGCAATGGCGAGTCGTTTGAGTGGGATGGAACGAATCTGCACTGGAAGAGCATCAAGTTTGTTTTTGATAATTCCACTTCGTGGCTCAATGAGGTTGCAGATCAAACGGTTGATAGTGCAGGGCTTACTGACTTAGCCGAAGGGGAATGCATTTATGTTGATTTAGACAGAAGTTCAAATCATACGGTTGCAGGCAGCAACTCATTGGTTGCCCAAAAGGCTATTTTAGCTACTCTAGGTGGATCTGCAGTTCCAGGACAGCGTTGGGTTATTGCGAACAGGCTTAATAATCAGATTTTTGTTAAAGATCAAAGTTATCCTGTAGGATCTGCATTTAGTTTAGCTACGATATCCCACGCAGGTGTTATTAGAACTACAATTAATGCAAACGGTACAATTTCAGACCCTGTTGCTGTTGGTCTAGCTGACTCTATTTCTGGAAACTATACAGCTACTTGTGGTGGAGTTAGTCACAATAATGATTTGGGAATTTCTACACTTCTGTCTGCTGCAGATATCATAATTGGTCGTGGAAACAGTGCTGGCGATCAAAATGTTATTATTAAAACGGATACTAGTGGAACTGGGACAACTATAAACGGTCAAGGTGATATCAACCATCCTTACTTGACGGTAAAAAAAGGAACAGGTTTTAACACTACCAATTCTACGATTTTAAGTTTAGATGGGGTCTGCAATCTAGAGGGAACTAGGGCGTGGTCATTAAATACTATTAATGTAATGCCACTGGCCCCAGTTTTAGGGGACGCGATTGGTTCTACTGTCAAATACTTTTGCAAACAAACAAAGACGTGGAAGCAGGATGTGCAATATGTTGCAACTACACTTGATGGAAACTGGTCTTATAACTCATCAAATCAAATTTTGACACATGCAGTAAACGTTAACTATTCTCCAGACGGAGTAGGTGTTGTTTTAGGAGATAGAATTTTAGTAGATGCTCCCGGTTCGTATTGGAACGGAATTTATGTAGTAGTTTCTGCAGGAGATGGCAGTCACTATACTGTTTTGCAAAGAACGGTAGACGCTGGGGGGCCTGCTAGCGCTACGCTTTTGGGCTGGGGCTATGATCTGTTCGATGGTAGCGCAGTATATGTTCAGTCTGGTTCATCTTATAGCGGCAAATCTTTTGTTTTAATAGCTGAACAAAAAGCTGGAAGTGTTGTTTTGGATGGAACACAGATCAACACATGGGGCTTAACTGATGGCGTTACAGCAGACCAATGGTGTGTTATGTGGTCATCTGGGGACTATACAGTAATTGCTACGGGGCCAGATTATACAGTGAGTTTGAGCTAAGGAAAATATGAGGAAACCGGGTTTTACTAAAAGAGGCTTTTATCAAGATAAATTGATGCTTGGTCCTGGAATATTCACAGGATCGGGTGGCAGTCCAGATCTTATTATCAATACCCCAACAGATATCTATAATGTTTTAGGGGCGGGTCTAGTTGGATATACTGATTTATACTCTGGGCCACAAGATATCATCTGTAGAAGTCTTATTGTTAATAATCAACTTCTCCCAGTTGCGGGATTCTATGGAGAAGGGGCTCCCGATCAACTAGCAACCTTCAAAGTAATAGTAAGGGATACGTTGACGCTTAACAGCGGTGGAGGAATTCGTTGTGATGGGACTCTTTGTTCAGGTGGAGAAGGCTGGGTGAGTTCATCTGGTTGCCTAGGCTTCTTGTCCCCCTTTGCCCACGCCACTCCAAATACTCCTGGTGGGACGCTAGGTGGTTCTGGTAGTGGCGGGGCCGCAACATCTGTAGGAAAAGGTATTGATGGAACCCCTCTTACAACCTACGGCCCAGAAACGTCTCTATACTGGGGTGGAAGCGGTGGTGACGGTAAGATCTCTGGCGTATCAGGCCCAGGTAGAGGTGGAGTTTGCTCCCCCTCTTTAAATAGAAACAATTTTTTCCAACCTTCTGTTTATCTAGACGCAATGATCTATGAAAACAATATGGTTTCTCCAGCAACAGCATTGGCCCCTTATAAAATTTGCGGCGGGGCCGGGGGCGGCGGAGCGAGCGATAACCCAACATCGGGGATTGGTGGTGGTGCGGCGGGTGGAGGGGTGGCCTTCATCTCCTGTAGCAAGCTCATAATGAACGGAGGCAGTATTGATGTAAGTGGAGGTTATGGAACTACGGGTGGTGGAGGGGGTGCCGGGATCTCTGTTCTCGTCGCAGGAGAGGTTGAATGGCCCAGTTCTAGTAGCTATATACTCTGTGCAGGTGGAACCTCTTCTGGGGGCGGGAATGGGAATCCTGGGACAGTGCTCATTTTTTCCAATGACTTAGTTGCAGAATTCACGGGAACAGTAACAAAGGCTATCTATGACGCTGCAGTACAAGTGTTCAATTCGGAATACTAAAACTACTTGCCACACAAAATTTTGCAATATCCACAAACTGATGGCGTGCCACACAGGTTACTCTTAGTGACATTAGTGACAGAGGATTGTTTTTCTACTTTTGTATAATAATCTGTGCAAGTTAAGTCAGTAGCAAAAAACCCAGAGACATCTACAAAGTTTGATGGAACGATGTCATTCTCTTCTCCATATGAGTGGTCAATAAAAACAAATGAAGTCCCTGGAAAATCCTCCATAGTTGTCTTTCCATACCCAATATCATTATAGGGATATGATGCGCTGCACATGTCAATTACATTTGTACCAAGGGAAGTCTCCGTTTGAGTAGAAGTAGTTGAATCTGTGGCAACTTTAGTAACCGTATAGGTTTCAGTCTTTGTGGTCGTGATGGTTTCCGTTACCGTTATATTTTTAGAAGTAATTGCTGTGTAAGTATAGGTATTCACTCCAGTTTGTACCTTAGTCCCCGTATCGCTCTGCGATGAAGTAGCCGTGGTAGTAGCAGTACTAGTAGCAGTATTAGTAGCTGTATTAATAGCACTTCCAGTATTAGTAGCTGTATTAGTAGCACTTCCAGTATTAGTAGCTGTAGTAGTCCCAGTAGCACTCCCAGTGTCAGTTACAGTTACGCTATTAGTTTCCGTAATGGTTGTCGTACTTTGAGTATTTGTTGCCGTTCCCGTTTGTACAACTGTTTGGCTATCCGTGTTAATTGCAGTTCCCGTATCGCTGCTAGTATCCGTCTTTGTGCTGCTGCTAGGTCCGCTGGTAGGCAGTTTTCCAGTTTGGGTAGCTGTTACAGTCTCAGTTGCAGTTTCCGTTGTTGTATCTGTTTGGGAAAAAGAACCCAAACCAACCCCTTCAGTACTGCAACCTGCCAAAAGTCCAAAAATAATGATAAAAGTTGTGTTTTTCATGTTCGTGTCTCCTTTATGAATAACATATCTCAACTATTCCCTGCTGTCAATACCTTTCTTTTATCAATACAATCTTTATATAGAACCATTAACATTAGGATAAAATATGCCAGCACTATCACTTCCAGCTATAACAATTGCAATTACTGCAGCAAGTTCAAGCGCCTTGACCTGTGCAAGTACAACGGGTCTTTTTGTCGGCCAAGAGGGTTGGGCAGTAAAGTCTGACGGTACAGGGAATCTACAGGTTATTATTAGTCAGGTTATTGATGGCTCAAATTTCCTATGTCAGTCCTATACTAATAAAAATAACGCGGGAGGGGTGGACTTAAGTACATATAATGGTGGTAAGATCTACTTTTATGCTCAAGTTGTCTCAGTAGAACCTGGGGCTAGCTCTACAATTACAGCTTAATCGAGCTTTTAATAAAATGTCAACAAACGAAGTTGAATTATTAAGATGCGGACTTGATGGCATTAAAGAAGAGGTCAAACTATTAAAACGCGGCCTTGATGATGTTAGAGAGGATTTTAAGCTTCTAAAAGACACCATGGACATTATTCATAAAGCTGTACTTAAAATGTCAAGCAAGGTTTATGTACCTAAGGCACAAGAATAATGAGCTATGTAGAAAATAGGGTTTATGTAAAGGATTTTGCAACGCTACCCGTAGACTCTAATTTGCTTGTTCCAATTGCTACGGCCCCTGGCCATAAACAGCAATACATTCATAAAGCAATATTGCCAGATTTTTTAGGCATGGCCGCTGCATGTGAAGCAGATCTGGGAATTCCATTTCTTATTGCTTCTGGTCACAGGCCGCCTCTTTGGGATACTAGAGAGGCATATGAAGCTGATATGATCAAGCAGTACGGTTCGGTAGAAGAAGGTCAAAAATGGAGAGCTTTTGCCTCAGCGCACCAAACGGGATTGGCACTTGATGCGGGATCGGGTGGCTTAATGCCAGACTCAAAAACGATTCCAGAGCAAAAGAAAACTAAAATATATGCGTGGATAGTTGCAAATGCTTATAAATGGAAATTTGCCCCCTACCTTAGAGAGCCATGGCATGTTGAGCATAAAGTCAGTATAAACTCTTTTAAAGCTGGGGTGCCAGACACCGAGGAATCTAGCCCTGTTTACCAAAACCCTATTATGACATGTGACGAAGCCAATGATGTTTGTATTGAAGCACCTCTGGACTGGGTAACTGTTAAGTAGGAACGTTTTGTTTAAGCCGATCTAGATATTCCTGTTTACACTCTTTAAAGTTTAAGCAGGCATAGTCATCCTGAAGTTCAAGGGCCTTAAGATCATAAGCCGTTGCAGCTTCTATTTCTGTTTTGAAGCGACCAATGTGAATAGATTTCTCGTTACGCCAAATTTTAGCACGCCGACGGCTCGACGTTGTGTGGGAGGGCCAAGAAGTCGATGATTATGATCGCGTTGCTGCTGTCGCCAAAGGGACGGGCAGGAATGTCCAGTCAGTGGTCAAGGAAATCATCCGACGCTCTGGCAGGCGCGGTCCAAGAGACTAGCCTGCTTATGGCGGTGCCTGACTTCTGCCTTTGGCGCTAGCGAAACAGAGACGTACAACGATTCTACCGTCACGGCGACCACTCCATTCAAGGTGGCCTGTGAAGATCGCCCCGCTTCTAGTTCGAGGTGCTTGGCTTGAAGTTCATCCACCGGAAGCGGTTCCCCGTATGTCTTGTCCCCGCACCTTCCGTCGTAGCTCAGTATCCACGGTACACATCGGCGGTTTAAGTCGCGAAGTGCTGACATCAGGCGCTCTCGCGCCAGACCGCTGTGATAGCGAGGATCGCGTCCTCCACTCGTTCCCTCCCACGGAGGATCCATATAGACCACGTCGCTAGGTTCCGCGCTGGCAAGCGTTTTTTCAAAATCTCCCGCCACAACTTCCGTCTTTCCTCGCAGAAGATAGGAGGCTCCATAAATCGCCTTCTCCATCTTCTCGGGCTGCATTCCCAGCCGGCGTTTGTCCTCGGACTGATTGAATTTTCCTTCTCGGTTCCAACGCGGAGAGTTCTTCACACAGCGAGCCAGTAAATAGAGAAGCTGCGCCGGGTTGTTGTGATGGTTGAACTCCTCGCGGATCTTCATGTAGTAGCCCGTGTCGGACTCAAGCTGTCGCTTCCAAATCCGCGCGTACTCTGCCGCCAGTTTGGCCGGGTCACTCAGGATGCTGCGCCAAATTTCCATGAGTGGCACCAGGGTGTCGCCGATGATGAATTCTCTTGCTGTTCTACGGTGTGAGGCGGCAAGCGTGATCGCCGCCGAACCGGCGAACGGCTCGTACAAGCGGCGTACCCGACGACCCGCAAGTACACCAAGAATTGATTCGGCAAGCAACCGCTTGCTCCCCTGGTAGGGTATGGGATGCGGAAGATTGATTACACGCACTCAATAGCCTTCCGCACAAGCCCAATGCCCGCGAAGAACTCCGCAACCCTTGGAGCCCGCGCCATTACACAACCCTCGCCTTCTTCTGTTTCCTCTTCCGCTTCTTCTGTGCCGCACTTGTCGGCTTCGGTCTGTAGCGCAGCACCATGTCCACCATGGCCTCAAGTGCCTTGGGGACTTCGTTTGTTGTTTCAGGCATTTGTCAGTGCCTCCAATGTGAGTCGCTTGCCAGCCGAGCGCCGGATAAGACTGTCAAGTCGTTGTGTGGTGTGGTTGCGGACATTGCCTTCGTTCAGTCGAAATGAAAACTCGTTGACGTAGCGTGGAAGGTGCTTCGGGGTGACGTGATGGTACACGCCGAGAATGCCACGCTTCAACAGGGCGTTGAAACTTTCGATGCCGTTGGTGGTCACGTCGCCGCGTGCGAATTCGTGGGCGCTTTTGTTGACGCCCGTTCTATGCACGCATGCCTAGATGGTCTGTCTTTATGCAGACGCCATTTCTTCCCAACTATTAAATCCGCATCTTCTTCATCTACCTGAAACTTATAGCCATTTGTTGTTGTAAATTCCACTTATTCCTCTTTAATTATTTCTTTGCATCCTTGTAGATAATTATAAATCTCTAAAGTCTTTTCAACACTGGGCTCTGCTACTAGTCCTTCTAAAAGCTCTTTAATTCTATCTGTCTGCTCTTGAGTACTTTGCCATCTTTTATGGTTTCTTTTTTCTATCGCCAAAAAACCAACCCAAGGTACAAACTCTTGTTCATTTAGGGTTGTATATGGTGAGATACCAAGCCAATTTAGCTTATCAAAGTTAACATTGCGCCAATTAAATCCGTAGTAGGGTACTACTTTATTAAAGTCCTTTAGCGGTTCTGGAACAAGATCTAAACGATGTAAATCTAGATCTAGGATTTTTGCATTAAGTTCCTTACTTATCATCAACTAAATTGGCCTTAATAGTAAAAGCAAGCGCCTTTAGCTTATAGATTTCTGCAGTCTGCCCCTTCAATGCAGAAACAGCATCAAGCAGTTTCATTAGTTCTTTATTGTTGGAGATTGGAGCATTTGTAATTGTTCCATCTGGCGTAATCGTAATAGGTGTATTAGAGTAAGGTAGGGTTAGATCTGGAGAATCGTATTTAGTACCAGGAAACTGCGCCATATAAGCATAAACGCCTTCACTTAATGTTGTTGATCTACTCATTTGTTCATCCTTTTTAAACGGAACTCCATATTTCATTGCTATTTGATGGCTATCTTTCATGCAGCCCCCATACGATGTTTTTAATTTGATGAATTAGCAGATCTGCAGTTGTGTCATTATAGATAACGGCAGTTGCATGTTTCAGTTTTTCTTTTTGAGACAGCTGACCATTAATCCTATCAATAGCCTCTACTGTTGTTAGCCCATCTCTAGCCCTAATTCTTTCAATCTGAGTTTCTCTAGAACACATTACTACAATTAAATCACTGAATCCTTTGTTCATTTCAAATTCAACAACCAGGGCTCCATCAATGAAAATAAGTGGTTCATGTGGCGAAGCTGCAATTTGATTTGCAGCAGCTTCTTTGATTTTAGGAATCATTATTGCATCAAGCTTGCTTTTAGCACCAGGATCTGAAAATACAATTTGACCCAACAGTTTTCTATCAATAGTACCGTCATATGCTTTTACAGACGGCCAAATAGCTAAAATCTCATCATATGCTAGCAGGCCCGGCTTAATCAGATCATGACCAATTTCATCTAGGTTTATTACTTTAAACCCCTCTGCTCTTAAATAGGCAGCAACCGTAGATTTACCTGCCCCGATACTGCCTGTAATTCCTACAAGCTTCATGACAGTCTTTCTTTAAGTTCGGCTTCAAGGTTGGCTCTAGCTTTGTTTTCATATTTGAGCCCCAAAAGATCAGTTGAGAAGATTCTAGTAGACAGAGTTTCCTGTAACCATTTAGCCCTACCCTCATTAAACTTTTCTTTGGAGATACTTTCAAACTCGCATTCGATCTGTTCTACATATTTCTTATAGTCTGCAGGGTCTGCACCTAAAATAGAAAGATCAATATCCTTAACATAAGACCCATCAACAGGGTTAACATTCGATTTTGTTTCTAAAATCTTTTTGCAAACCTCATCAATATCAGCATCAAGTACTCCAATTGACTTTAAAAAGGTCCTGCACATTGCAGCAGATCTTTCTTCATTGTCTTTGGACCCAGGAAAGTAAACAGCATCATGCCAGAATAGAGCCATAATATCATAATGATTTACTACATGACAACCATCATCGTTATTCATAAAAGCGAAATACTTAATCAAACAATCCTTAAGGTGGTTACATGTATGGTAGTACCGAATGTTTCTATTGTACGCATCCAACAACTTTCCCAGTGTCAGAGTACACTCAGTCTCAACAAAACCGTTCATTTTGTTTACGAAGCATTTACAAGAATTGAACCATAAGTCTTTAATAAATCCGTCTAAGTTGTATTCAATAATAGCATTTGCTGTGTTTTTTGGCAAATATTTAGAAATATAATTAGTCCACCCCTCACAAGCAAAGACGCTTTTAAACGCAGAACTAGAAATATGTGAAAGATGGGGCCGAGATTTTAAAAAAAACAGAGGGAATTCCTGTTCCATCTTCATTCTCAACAAGAGTGTTTAGATTTTCAATATATGCGGATTCTGCATCAAACTCTCCCCCATTTCTAATACCTCTTACAACAGCATCCACTCTGCTTTCCTCAATGAAGTCTGTTAGCAACTGACACTCTCGTAAATTAAAAACAGAAACATTAGATAGATGTTTTACATCCTTTTGAATAGCCTCACCCCTATTAACCGCTGTCAAAAACCCCCTTTTATTGGAATTACTTGCAACAACTACAAAGACCTTTTCAAAGAGATCTGCTGCTCTCTCTACAATATCAAGATGTCCTCTAGTAAAAGGATCAAAACTGCCTGGATATGCTACTGTTGTCATGTTGTTCTCCTATCTATACAATTCTGCAGCCTCATTAAACACCGATACGCACTCATATTTCCTTAATACTTCCAATAACTTAGCCTTATTTTCTTCATTCTTTAAAGTTCTTTTTACTGCCGTCTTATCAAGATCCTTAATATCTGGAACAATCACCTTATAATTGGTTAAAACAGCTTCTTTAGCATCTAAAGTTTTCTTCCACATCTTTTCAGTCATCGACTCTGGCTGATCAAGGATCATATCATAGAATGCAGATAAGTCAACACATTTTTCATCGTTTAAGATAGGCTCTACCTGTTTTTTAATAAGTCTTTCAACTCCCTTAATGTTATCAGAAGAATCTCCAAAAAGGGCTTTAGCCATATAAATTTTACTAGGATCTTTTACATGGTATTCTTCTAACCAATCAGATTCTTCTACAATTCTTTTCTTGTTGGGAGAGTAAACCTTAACATTATCATACCTCATTAAGCTCCACAAATCCCTGTCCCCACTGTATACAATTGTAAGTTTAGGTCTTACAAGTTCAACGGCCCAAGCTATTGCATCATCTCCCTCAAGACCTTCTTTTTCAATATGCAATCCAGGTAAAGTTATTAAAAGTTCTCTACCTCCCGCAATCGGGTCAAATCCTTCTACTTCCCAATCATGTTTTGTTCTATTTCCCTTATATGAAGGAAGTGTCTCCTGGCGCTTTGCCTTAGCGTTTAAGCCATCGTAGCAAAAGATAGGGCAGATACCCTCACCAAGGTCTCTAAATGCAGCCAGAAGCATCCTTATGCAGCCGTAGATGTGTCCTGATGGTGCTCCATTGGCTGTCTTCAAGTCTTTGTTGGCATAAATAGCACGATAGATCAAGTTGCTATTGTCAACTATTACAACGATCTTGGCTTGTGATGGGCTATCAAAAAGCATTAGTTAGCAGCTTCTACCTTAAATTTCTCTCTAAGGTTTTTAATAGTTGATTGAATTGCAAAAATCTCTTTATCTTCTAAATATCCTGTTTTAATTGCAGCCTCTAAGCTCTTTTCATATTTTTCAAAAACTGCATCAATTGCAGGTTGGATATCGGCAAATATTACAAATTTGCCACCTTTTTTACCCTCTGGATCAAATCTATAAAGTTTCATTTTCCGGTACTCCCAAAGCCATTGGATCCTCTATCTGTATCTGATAACTCTTCTACTTGAACAATTTCAGGCTTAGCAACGGGACAGATTACCAATTGGGCAATTCTATCTCCCACCTTAACGTCAAACCAACCTGAAGTATGATTGATAAGGCAGACCTTAATTTCCCCTCTATAATCAGGATCGATGGTCCCCGGAGAGTTTAGAACGGTTATTCCATGTTTTGCGGCTAGTCCAGATCTTGGTCTGATTTGCCCTTCGTAACCATCTGGGATTTCAATAGCTAAGCCAGTAGGAACTAGGCATCTTTGTCCTGAGTAAATTGTAGCATTTTCACTTGCCTGTAAATCTAACCCAACGGCACCACTTGATTGATACTTGGGTAGATAGACTGTTTTGTTAAGGATTTTGAACTTAACGGTTAGACGGTTCTCTTTTTCTGACTTTTTAGGCAGCTCAATTTCCATTATTTTACTCCATAGCCTTTTTAGCAATTGCAATCAAGTCGATATCCTTCACTTCAGCGGCTCTAGCAGCAGCAGCAGCCCAGCAGCAGCAGCCCAAGCAGCCTAGCAGCAGCCCTAGCAGCCCTAGCAGCAGCCCTAGCAGCAGCATCAGCAGCCCAAGCAGCAGCAGCAGCAGCAGCAAGCAGCAGCAGCATTAGCCCTAGCAGCATCCTAGCAGCAGCCCAAGCAGCATCAGCAGCAGCATCAACAGCCCAGCAGCAGCCCAAGCTGCAGCAGCAGCATCAGCAGCCTTCTTAGATCTATCCGCTCCATCAAGCCACCCATTAGCCCACTGCACAAACTTTGCATCATCATAGACTTCTAATGCACAAAGGATGCCAAACTTAACTCGTTGTTCCATGGTAACTTGTGGGAACTGCAATTCCTGCACTAACCGCATTTTAGTGCAGCCCAGCTTAAGCCCATGATCTTCCAGGACTTTTGCATCTTCTGCAACCTCTACTTGAAACAATCTAGGAGCGGCAAATTTTGCATGAATTGGGTTTAAGAATGCTGCAAGCAGGGGGTCGCTGTAATAATGCAGCCACCCTGGGCTGCAGAGTTCACCTTTCCCACTGGTTTCCTTCCATTCCTGCAGTTCCCATTGGGTATTGTTATATGTCTGCATTTTCTCGTCTGTTAGTTTGTAGCCGATGTTTGTCATGATTTATTCTCCTTATTTTACCCCAACTAATCGTAAATAAACATTTTGCAACATGTTTTTAATAATAGCCTGTGGCGTTTTTCCAGTCTTTCTCATGGCAAATAGTACAGAACTATATTCTGTTTTGCAAGCTTTTAGTGCGAATTCTTTTTGATTTTCTATATCCTTGATCTCATTAAAGATTCTATTGCAAGTATCTACAGCATCTTTGTACTTTGTAACCATCTCTAAAAATTTAACTTTAATTTCGGGATAGCTTTCTATTGCTACAATAAACTCTTCATCCTCCCCTTGTCTGACCACTTCAGCCAACTTGGACATGGAGCAGGAGTCTTTAAGATGATGAAGGGCAATGTAGGCAGGGGATTTGATTTTGACTCTTGGAAAGTTACCATTTCCGTCTCTTTCATATCCAACTGCTACGAATCCTTCCTGTTGCAAGGGGTTCATCTTGGCTGCAGCAGTCAAGCAATCGTCAATAGTAGAAAGAGGATAGCTCCTAACGATATAATCAGGGTTCCCTACCAAAGACAGTCCATAATCACCATCTACTGGCCATTCCCTAAGAAAAGCATCACGAATCCCTATAAGGGTGATTTTAGAGCCCTTATGGTCTACTACCACCCTATTATAGGGAGATGTAAGCTCAAACATATAGGTAAAGCCTTTATCAAAATTATTAAGATCTAGGCCCTGCTCATTAAAGCACTTCCAAAACAATTCACCGAAGGTGATACCCATGTCGTTAATTTGATTGGTGCCATCAGGGCAGCCCGAAGTAGAGACTTGCCATTCATCGTTATAGCACCAGATCGATGTAAGCGAACCGTCCAGCTTCTCTAGTACAGTAGCCGTCTTCCAGTCTATTTTAGCAGCTAACGTTTCTTTATGTCCCCAAAATTTTAAAAACGGGAACGCAATTACCTTCCAATCTTCTAAACTGTCTAAAATGATTCCACGACATTCACATACCGCCTTCTCGTACATAGGAGATTCTATTTGGTTATATTTTAGAAGAATGAGGTTGTTATATTTGATATGCCGTTTTACTAAAAGATGGAGGTTGTTTGTTATCTTTTCGAGTCCATCGCTTTTTAATAGTTTTTGTATTTCCAATTCCATAAGTTTTTTAATCTCCTACGCAATCTTTCTAGCATGAACCCCTAGTCATCGATTTGCAGTTGAGACAACGCAACCACGGCTCTTTCGGCAATTCCGAAGTATTGAACATCGCTCTCAATTCCAATGGAGTTGTATCCGACCGCCACCGCCGCCGCTATCGTTGAACCGCCTCCGAGAAATGGATCAAGAATGGTCCCCTGACCAAGTGGAAGAGCCGCGCGGACGATTTGCCGCATGAATGCCTGAGGCTTTAGAGCAATGCCTCAAAGGGCGCTCGATTAGATTGGTCATATAATGAGTCAAAACATCCAAAACCTATAACTATCTGTCAATTACAATCGTCTTAGGTTTCCAATTTATATCTATTTCAGTTGGATACCCAGCAGGATTTGAAATGATTCTAGTTTTGCCAATTTTATAGTCAACAGGATCGTGTAGATGGCCATGGCAAATTAATTTTGGTTCATACTCTTCTATTAAACTATCTAAATCGTTGCAAAAGAATTGATTTAGTGGACTTCCGACATATTTTGGAGCAGTACTTCTATAAGAAGGCGAATGATGAGTAACCACTATGGTTTTGTTGTTACAATAAACTTCCATGGCTTTAACAAAAGCATCGTTTTCTTTATAAATTGCAGGCTCCAATCCTTTGATTTGACTAAAATCAGCTAATCCCTGTTTAATATTCCACGCAGGAAGCAGATTGGGGAACCAAAGAGTACCGTAGAAAATATGATACCCAAGCTGCGCAAAATTATCATATGGTTCGCAACAGACTACAACATTACTAGGAACTTCGTCTCTTAAGTTCTTTAGTCTAGATTTCCCATCTTCGTAAGACAACTTATAAAACTCATGGTTTCCTGGCACATAGACAACAGTCCCTCCCTTGACTGAGATCTTTGTGAGCAAGCTTAAAATGTACTCGTAACTTATTGCCAAAACCCCAATATCGCCAGCTAAGATAATAAGATCAGACTGGGGAGTTTTGTTTACGATATTGTCAATAAATCTATCCTCATCATAGGGCCAAAACTCTAAGTGAAGATCGGACATGTAAGTAATTTTGAGCATAACTATAGCTCAACAAGAACCGTCAACAAGAACAGCAACGGGTCCTGCATATACTTTGGGCGGCTTCTTCATTAAACTACTAAGCCAATCGTTGATCTTTTTAGACACTATAGCGTTAATTGTTTTCTTTTTCATGGATCTCCTAAATATAAAGCCTCTTGTTTAACCACTCTTTGTAAAGTTTTGCAGTTCTATTTCCAATCTCTTTTAACAACAGCTTACTTTCAACAATTTCATCTGCCCCCTCCCTTAAAACATCTTCAATCATACTATTGATAACCTCTTTTGTCTTTTCAACAGTAAGAGCGTCTTGATCTCCAAATTTCTGCAAAACATGTTCTAGACGCATTGGAACTATATATTCATCTACAATTACAGTAACATCCTCAAGTGCCTTTTTCTTTTCTTCTGACTGCAGCGTTCTAACTGACTTTGTTTCTCTAAATTCAGCCCTCTTATGTTTAACAATAATTCTTGATGTTTCTGCCCCATCATAAGAAAACTCTACCAAAGGCCTACAGACGATACCTTCTCTAATCTTATCGTTTCCACAACCATTTCTAATAGCCTGTTCTGACGGGGCATCTCTTTCTGCATCAAGAGCTTCAATTGTTACTGGGGTCTGCTTATAATGAACAAACTCAAGCCCAAGACTTTTAACATATTGTTCAGCCCTAGGAACGTCTAGCCATCGGCCATGTGTTTTAATGTCAAAAGCACAAAACTTTAGATTAAGGCCATAAGTTGCTGACATCCTTTGGATTTTGCCACCATAAGCCTCTCCATAGCAAGTAAAGGCTCCATAACCGATTGTCTTAATTCGATTTAGAAGGTCTTGTTGATCGAATAAAGAGACGAACTGATCATAATTGGCACAGCCACCAAAGAAAGATAATTGATGCCCTTCTGGCTTTTCAGGATCATAAGCAACGTGAGCCGATGTCCCATCTAACTTTTCTAGAGCATAGCATTCCTTAAATAGAAAAATATGATTATCTTTAGTTAGATTTTTAATATGTAAGTAGCCCATGATATCTTTTTACCTCAAAACAAAAAGAGTGGAAAATGCTGCAGTCTCCCAACTCAGGGCGCACATGTGAAGGTTATCGAACGTCCTTCCTTTCACACTAGGGATTGTTCTACCAAGTTTCCTTGATCATATTCGACATCCCATTAACTGCAGCATTAACCAAACCTATCAGATAAATCCCACCTCGTCAACCTATTTTTCGCAGTTCACTAGAAAAAGATGACTTGAACACCTTCATTGTCTCTAGATCAAGATAAGCTGACATTGACTCAGGATCATAGATGCTAACATTAAATCTATCCCGATCTTTTGACAAATATGGATGAAAGTTTGCTCCAAAAGCAACATCTCTTGGAGAGCCGTCAATTTTTGATTTTAGGTATTCCCAATCGGTAAACGCATCTTTTGACCTACCTTGTGCAGCTAACGGCAGCAACACAAAGTATTTAATTTTTCCATTGAATTCTTCATAGAGATCTGCAAAGGTGTCAATTGAATCCCTATTCCCAATTATAATATGCAAATTGGTATGCACCCCTGCAGCCAAGTATCTGTAAACCGCACTACTCCAATACTTATGCAAGTGCGGGTGGGTAGAGACTGCAACCCCACCACAGTATCTAACAGTCGCCGCCAAGATTTCATCTGCGTTAATACTGTCTACCCACATGCCATTTGTTGTATAGTTAGGGGTCATATTAAACTTACAACAAGTCTTTAAAAGCTCAATAAAATCAGGATGTTCTGTTGGTTCACCTCCACCAAAAGCGATTTGAAACGGCATTTGGTTATTATCAAACCTTGAAAAATAATTAGTAAACCTATCTATAATAGAACTGCAATTGGCTGCAGTTTCTGTGCTAGATTGATAACAATAAGGGCATCTTCCATTACACCTAGAGGTTACTTTAACATCATAAAACTCTGGGTATGGCAAAGAGGAAATATCTTTTGAAGGATCTAGGGCAATTCTGAGAGTTTTGCCATTAAGATAGATGCCCTTATAGTTGCATTCTGGAAGAATGCGTATTTTAATGTTATCCGTCATATGACGCTTCTTGGGTGGTTGAGTATAAAAATTTCTTAATAAGATCAGCTAGCTTTGCAAACTCTGGGGATTTAGGAGTAATTTGCAGTTCATTTGAGGCCGAGTAATCACAGGGACCAGCTTTCTCAGCGTCTTTCATCCATTGGGGCTTTTCAACTTCTCCATCGTTAACCTTATCAATAAAGAGGTCTACCAAATCACGCTTTTGCGTATATGATTTATTACTAGCCCCCTTTAATTCTTCCGGTAGATCTTCTTCATCAAGATCGTCAAAGGCGTCATGATATCTATCATTGTTTTGTAGAACCAGAGATACCTTAAATACATCTTCACATTTCTTATCAATGTTAAGTGAACGAAAAATCTCATCAACCATCTCCATAAGCGCCCCAACACTAGCATCACTATAAGTATAAATAACTGTTGAGGAATTTGTAATAAGATCTGTCATTGAATGTAGCTGAATTTTCATTTTAATTCCTTTCTAATCAATCTTTAAATGTTTCTTAACAATACTTAGCTTCTCATGAAGCTGATAAATTGACTCGAACTTTGCAATAACTCTATCAGATTCCAAATGCTCCATCCACGGACCATACTTAGCACCATGAGAATCCATCGTTGAAAACTTAGAAGTTCTGCCGCTATTGCATCGCTTGCGGCCAAAAACACATGCAGAAAGAGCTTTTCGCTGCTGATTAAGATTTTCAATTTGACGACGGACCATCGCCACCATTTCATCCTTGTTCAAATCACTGTCTCGCTTGTTCATTACTGCTGCATACACATCCTTAAACTTCATTTTCATTCCCTTCGATAATGTTGACAATCTTTAAAATCCTATTTAACGCTCGATCTTTTGTATTTGGCGACCTTAACTCTTCCTTGATGATACTAGCAAGAAACTCTCCCTCTGTCAAGCCCGTGTTTCTTACAATCCGCAGTGTTTTATCATCATAAGTAACCTCTGAAAACCCCTTGATATTGGTAACAGGCAATTTCTGCCCAATATGCTTTAAGCACCAGTCTTCAATAACCTTGGTAACAAGCAAAGGATCGCATGGATCAAAACCACCACCAGGAGTTAACCTAGCAGTAAAAACAGCAGCTTCATCACCATTTTTAATAACCTCTTGAACCTTTTTAACCATCAAGGGAACAGGGGCTCCAGTTGCTTCACTCCCCTTCCATTCATCATAATGTGCTAGAGTCCCATCAAAATCAAAATATCTAACCACTAAACACCTCTGCTTCTAACCTAATAACCCATGCAACCCCATTGTGCTCCATATTCAATTTATCAAAGGTAACCGGGCCACAACTTAAAATCCCATTGTAAATTCCATCGGTTACAATAGTCATTAAAAATTCAAACTTTCGTTGCAGTTTATGCAGATCATCTCTAGTAGCTTCATCCGTTATAACTCTAATATAACGAGTGCAGCCATCTCTAGGGATTGTGAAGTTTTCTACTTTCACCAACTAACCTCCACTAAAGCTCCTGCATCTCCCCGACTATTCAAAAATGCTCCAACCCTAACAGGCTTAAACAACAAATAGGTGCCATAGATTCCAACAACACTTTTCTTAGGCATAGTCGGAACGTAGTTTGTTTCCACTCCAACTAAGCTATATCCCAAGCTAGCCCCTGCCGAAAACTTGCTAACTACTTGATTTTCCACAATTTTTTCTACAATTTTATCTTTATATACGACTTCCGTCTTAATTTGAACTTGAGTATCTTTTTGTCTATCTTTTGTAGTATTTGTTTCCCTATCTCCTTGATGAGTAGCGTCAGTAGTAGTCTCTGTGACCTTACCATCTGGTTCTTTTACTACAATTTTAGTAATAATATGATCTACTGGCCGATCAATATATTGAATTACAGTTTTTGATTCCTGTTCAGTCTCCTTATTCTCAATTGCCGTATCCTTAACTGTAATTGTTTGAGTTATTGTCTTTGTCTTTTGTGGTGTTAAATATCTACCACCTAAAAAGGATCCTACAATTAAAGCGATAATTAAAACTGGCTTCCAATATCGCTTTAAAATCGCATACCCAATAGAAAGAAGAGGTCCCATTACTTCTTACCCTTCTTCTTTTTATTCTTTACAGGTTCCATAATACCATCTAGAAACCCATACCCCATTGCAACTTCTGCAGACATAAAAGTCTCTTTATCACAAAGGGTTTCTACCTCTTTAAGGGTTAGGTTGCTTCTTTCAAAGAGAGAGCCACAGACCTGATCGTTAACCCCCTGAATCTCTTTCATTTGGTTCTTAGCCTGAGAAAAGGTGAGATCGGGAAAGTTTAGACTGCCATTATGAATCATAAGTCTACAACTAGGAGAAGCTAGCCTTAGATCGCAAGCTTGGAGAATAGTCATACCTATAGACATGCATTCACCAAAACATTGTGCAACCACCTTATTTACTGTAAGTTTAATTGTATCTGCAATTGCAAACCCAGCAGGGGCCTCTCCGCCAGCAGTATTGATGATAAGGGTGATGTTCCCTTTGGTTTTATCTAAATGTTTAATAGCAGCTGATAGAGTTTGGTACATATTTAAATCAACAGTACCGGTTAGATAGACCTCTCTTGACTCTTCGTCACATACTGTACTAATGATATCTTTGGCTTCTTGTTCTTCACAATTTTTTAGTGCCATTTTATTCCTTTACTCCATAGCCTTTTTAGCAATTGCAATTAAGTCAATATCTTTAATTTCAGCAGCCCAAGCAGCAGCATCAGCAGCCCTAGCAGCAGCATAAGCAGCATAAGCAGCATCAGCAGCACCAGCAGCATCAGCAGCATCAGCAGCCCTAGCAGCAGCCCTAGCAGCATCAGCAGCAGCAGCCTTAGCAGCATTAGCAGCAGCAGCAGCCCAAGCATCATCAGCAGCAGCAGCAGCCCAAGCAGCAGCCCAAGCGGCCTTCTTAGATCTATCCGCTCCATCAAGCCATTTTGCAGCCCACTGCACAAACTTTGCATCATCATAGACTTCTAATGCACAAAGAATGCCAAACTTAACTCGTTGTTCCATGGTAACTTGTGGGAACTGCAGTTCCTGCACCAATCGCATTTTAGTGCAGCCCAACTTAAGTCCACGATCTTCTTTGATTCTAGCCTCTGGAGCTACCTCCACTTGAAACAACCTAGGAGCTGCAAATTTTGCATGGATTGGGTTTAAGAATGCTGCAAGCAGGGGGTCGTTGTAATAATGCAGCCACCCTGGGCTGCAGAGTTCACCTTTCCCACTGGTTTCCTTCCATTCCTGCAGTTCCCATTGTGTATTGTTACGGGTCTGCATCTTCTCGTCAGTTAGTTTGTAGCCGATACAAATTTTTGCAGTCTTTTTAATAATCTTCTTTTTAGAAGCTCTATTTTTAGTAACTTTCTTTTTAATAATCTTCTTTGTCATGGTCTAGATCCTACTCCTTTCTATCTCACTTGTCAACTAATTTCTGAACAATCTGTAATCAACCTATCTCTATTAGCCCAATAGGGCCACTTACTAAAACTAGGCTTCCACTTGTCGTCCCCACCTTCAAGATGTCCCACAGTATAATATGGAGTATATTCCGATTTATAGGTATTGAAAAAGCCTATCCCCGTATGATACATAGCCGAACCGTCAACCCTGATTTTAATAGGCCGAATAAACGTAGGTTTACCATAAGCCATAGGAGACGTACTAATGAAATTATATGCTGGGGCAAAAATTACTGCTTGAGTACAAATTTTCCCAATGTTACTAGTTCCATGAATGTCTTCAATTCCTCCAACTAACTTTTTCCCACCATACTTCTTTTCATTCTTCCTAATGTGGCAAACTAAAATAAAGGGAATTTTTAATACTTGGCTGATCTCCTTAATTCCCATACAGAGTCTTGTCATTCCAACGTTTTCATTGTCCCCAACGTCCATATAGTGCAAGTGGTCTATAATTACACATGCAGTTTCATTTTTAATCTTATAAACCTCTTGTTCAAGCCCCTTAAGTCCAAAAGATCCCTTGCAGGCATAATAAGTCTTTAAATTCTTGTAATCTCTATTAAAAACCTCTTGCGCTCTCTGTTCATAAGGAGCAAATTCATTTTCAAGTTTATTAAAACGCCAATTTGCATAAGTAATCATACCTTCTGGAATATTAGTATGATCATCCTTATACCATCCACCCATAAGACCATACTTCGTTCTGCGTTCAATTTCGTTATCTTCTGCTTCAAGGGCGAAGTAATGTACAGGCAAATTGATCTCTTTAACAATATGAGCCGCTAAAATCCTTGCAGCTTCTGTTTTCCCCATTCCAGTTCCAGCACACAATAGAAGAACGTCTGAAGGTAGAATTCCCCTTAAGCAGTCCTGTAAGTATGTGATTCCAAAGGGTAATATCCTCTCATGCTCTTTAAGTCTCTGTTCCTTTTCCATCCTAACCCTTTCTGATGATGAAATAAAGGAATCTTGTGTCAATCCAATAAAAGCTGTCTGTTTTTGTAACTCTAATGCGCCATCTTCAAATAATTGAAAAGCCTCTTCATGCCTCCCTTCATTGTACTTTTGAGCTAACTCTGTTACTCTATCAACTGTTATTTTAGCCTTAGCCCAATCAACCAGCTTATTCTCTAGCACATCCCAGGGATGGAGTAAAGCATTTTTGTTGCAAAAATCTGCAGTTTTCTTTGCCGCATTTTTAACAATATCGTCATCTTTAATAGAGTCTACCAGCTCTTCCCAGGTTAGTGGGGGTCTTTTATAAGCCTTTTTAAACTCTACAATGTAAGACCAAAAGTTAATTAAAGCATTATTGGCAAACCATTCCTTAGTGACTTTGAGGTTTTCAAGGACACTGAAAATTTCAGATCTTTGAATAGCATGACCTAAAACTGCAGCATTTTGTTCTTCTGAAAATATTAATTTTTCTACAGCCATTAGATGAGATCCATTGTACCTTGTTTCTTGCAACCTGTCAAGGGCCTAAACCACACATTTAGTTCGTTTCTCTTAAGAGGCTTTGCATTTAAAATGCATTCTTTTGCCTCTTGAACGGTTAAACTTCCAATATCGGGTTTGCTTCCATTGTCAGGGATGTTAACTTTCAATATTTCTAGACTGTCATTAAACTTTAACAAAAGGGAATTTAGCTCCTTAAAGGCGTCAGGATCTAATGCAACGTATAACCGCTCTATCCCGCTCCTACACAGCGTTCCAGCTTGGGCCTGGCTAACTGCCTTACCCATTGAAGCAACGCCACCACCGCAAGCCTCGTTCGCTACAATAGCATCTATGGGGCCTTCGCAGAGGACTGCATGTTTTGAAGTAAGAAGGTTATTTTGAAACATTAAAACACGATCTCGGGGAATGTTATCAGAAGACCATGCCTTTGGCTTATTAATTACAGTGTTATTGCTTAGTAGATATTTGGTCTTTTCAATTGTTCTAAACTGCCAACCTACTAAACCGTCATTAACATAAATAGGGAATATGATTGCTTGTTTTTCTGGACTGTATCTTATATCATACTTTATAGCAGTATCTAATGAAATATTTCGAGATTCAAGATACTTAAGACCTTTTGCAGATCCTTTATGATCTATTTTAAGAAAATGGTAGGGAAAGGTAAGAGAAGGTAGGTCAGGTTCAACATCTACTTCAATAAACTCATCTTCATCTACCAAATCATTAAATTTTACATCAATAAAAATACTAGCATCTTTAGATAGATGTCCATAGAGACTTTTTTTAACAACAAGAACGGGTTGGCTAGTCAACTCAGCTAAAGCATATTCTGGAGAGCCTTGAAACCCTTCTGTTTCTCTACAGCGCCAGCAGGCAAATCTACCATCAGATTTTCTGATATAGAGTTTTTCTTTACCGCTACAAAGAGGACAAGTGAAAATGAAACTTTTGCTGTTTTGTTTAAATGAAAGTCCTGCGTCTTTGATAAACTTAGATAGCCTAATTGGATCTAACATCATACACTAAGACAATAGGTAACTGCAGTACCATCGTCTAAAACATCCGTGGCCCAAAACTCTCCAGAAGTGTCAAAATAAGGCATTAGATATTTGTCTTCTTCAAAATATCCGGTAGCCCTACTTAACGTTTTTGCCCCAGTAAGAACACCGGATCTGTGAAACAAAAGGTCTTCATCTTCAAGAAACGTCTTTAATGAACTGGTCATAACCCCTTAATCCTTTCCCTTACTTTCATTAACAGTTTACCAAGATTATTTTCACCCTTATTATCGCAGACTCCCCAAAACTGATCATTCCACCAATTAGTCTCTTCTAGGTACTTGTCGCCTGTTTCAATAAGCTTTTGTTTAAGATCTAGGTTTCTCGTAAACTTATCAAAAAGAATAGCCTCCATAATATCAAAGTTCCTACTAAACCAATCTGCAGGCAATTTAGTTCCTTGCCCATGCTTTTTAGCTTCACTGGGGGTGCATTTCCAAAACAAACTCCTATCACACCAAAGAGCCTTTGCTGCCTGATAAGCGTTTTCAGAAGAGGGGTAGGTATCACCTTCAAAAACAACTGGACAAATGTGATAATTGCTCAACCACCTATAACCACCAAAGAAGCCTTTAATGTTCTTTTCGTCATAGAAACTATTTTTATCTACTAACTCAACACTCATTTCATCTCCAAATTATAATAATTCCACTGCTAGAACAAGGTACACACCCAGCATACCTTGTGCCCCATCCGCTGTCAATTAAAATCCTCCCACATCCCTTGCAGATAGGGCACACGCAAACGGTTTGCCTACTCTTCTGGTTCTCCGTCATTTGCGGCATTTAATGTATAAACTCCTCCTATTTTTTCCATCTCTAAGATTTTTGACATTACCTCTTGCTGTAAATTAACATCTTTTGACAAAGCATCTAGCAAATTTGGCTTCCCAATGAACTTCTTGTCACCGATAATATACTGTCCCTTTGACGGCCTGTCAATAACTTTCCAGTTCAATCCAAGGCGAAAAACCTCTTCATGCTGATTAATAATGCCACGGTGATAGTCAATCGTAAATTCTGCAATCCTGCCAACAGCACCCATGCTTGAGTTTTCCATCCAAACTCTTACTTTATGCCCAGTCTGTTCCCCGTCATCTGTCATATCTTTACGATTTTCATCAACAAATTGACGCTCTAGAGCATCTACTTTACCACTGGCTGTCTTATTTTTGTCAACATTAATAAAGAATTCACAGTGATGCAAAACCGCATTTGCCGCAGCGGGCTTCTTTTTATTGCCCCGTTTAATCTCCCAAGGATCCATTTCATCCCTGGCATGAGCAGTCATAATAAGTGCAATTTTCTTAAGCCTTTGAGTGGCAATAATAGACTTCAAACCGACCTGCAAAGTTACTGCATGGTCTCCGATTTGATGCTGGGTAACCGATTCCTGTTCCGCTTCACGTCTACCCATCATATCAGAAATAGAGTCAATGCCAATTAGCTTAATCTTTGCTCCATCATCAATAAGACTCTTTACGTCATTCTTAATAACATCAAAAATTTGTTCTGGACGATTGACATAATACACAACAAATCTATCAGTGTCAATGCCAAAAATCTTAATCATTTCAGGGGTTAGCTGTCCCTCATCCCTCATTTCTGTGTCAAATTTAATGACAATGGCATCGGGATCGCTCCGATGAAGAGTCCCAGCAGCATCATAGAACAAAAACGACTTCCCAGACTTCTTTTCACCCCAAAGTAAGGTACTGTATCCAAATGGCATTCCATGATTTCTTCCAAAGATCCAGTTAACTCCAGGGCTACTCCATTTTAACAAGTTTTCAGTAGCAAATGGGTCTGTTCTTTCTATTACGGCACCTTCAATTTTTCTTAATTTTGCAGCAAATTTGTTCATTATTTAAATCCTAACGGTAAAGAAAATTCGTCTTCTTGTGTTTCAGTTTTTGTTGTATAAGTAGTTTGTTTAGTCTGAGTAAAAGGTTGTTGTCTGATTTCTCCATGTCTAGCAGGGGCCAGTTGTCCACTTCCCACTAGTTTTTTGACACTTTCATATCCTTTTTGAAAAGCGTCTTGCTTCCCCTTTAGATAAAGAACTAGAACAGTCAATTCCTCTAATCTATCCTTGGCCTCTATAACTTGAGGATCTAGCTCTGTTAAAGCGTCTCTTAAGTCTGCAGAAGCTTTAGAATGCCCCCTAGCTTTAACTGCAGCATCATTGCAGTCCAATAACGCTAACGCTTTAGTTCTTTTTAATAGGTTCTCAGCTTTGTTTTTTTCATACCCAAGGATGCTTACCATTCGATGCAGGTCTAACCAGTTTTTGTTAAAAGTTGTTAACAATTCTGGGGCTGTTTGGATGTTTACAATTGCAACATCTTCAAGCCTAGTTTCCGCCTTTACAATTTCTGAAATATCAATACCTATTGATTTTCCAGGATCGCTAACGCAAGGAACGAGATAGGTAGTTTGAGATAAATCAACCACTTAAACATCTTTAGAAAAGAAAGTGTCCTGGTGAGTGGAGGAAAACTCTAAATTGCCCGCCATGACTCAGGCAAACCCAGGACATCTCTATTAATTAGCCAAACAGAGCTTCAAACTGTTCATCTGTAGCGTCTGCACAATTTTCAACCGCTGGTGCAGGTGCCTTTTGGGGGACAGGACCAACCGGAGAAGTCTTAACTACCTGAACCTCTTCTGCTTTAAAAATTGCCACAGAGGGTTCTGCAGGGACTGTTGGTCTAGTAAAGGGGCCGGTTGCAACTACCGCTTCATTTGCCAAGGGGACTTCAACCGCTGGTGCTGTTCTATTACGAGATCCCATAATCTCATCCACTGTATCAGGATCGCAGCTTCCACCGAATTCAATGCAATGCTTTACAAGCTTTTCTACCTTGTCATCGCTAAGTCTAAGGCTTTCAACCTCTTCAACTAAACAAGGAAGGACATCATAAGCCTGTTTCAGCACGTCATTGCTAACAATATGGTAATCAACCTTCATTCCACCCTCGTCCCCAAAAGGAACCATATGCACTGAAACGGTGTCAGAAGTAGAAGACGCCTTGCCGCTACGAATAAAGTCAAAATAAATTCCGACTTTACCATTTGCCTGTGTAGGGATCTCTCGCCCCTTGGTAATAGAAGCTGGATAAGGCTTAGCCTCAATTTGCTTAATTACATCGGTCAGCTTCTTCTTGAGGCCGTAAGGGATCATCCCAATTCCCAACTGGCCAGTCTTGTTGATTGCATAGAAAGTAAACTTCCCATCAACGCCATGAGTCTTAAGCCATTCCGTAATAGGCTTCATCTGAGTATCAAAGGTCTCAGTTTTCTTTGCAATTGCCGCAGAAATCTTGTTTTCGTCAACAACTCCCTGAGTCTTTGCAGCAGCCTTAACCCTATCAGCCTCAGCAACCTTTTGAGCTTTAACAGCTTCAAACTTCTTAAAATACTCATTACGAAGCTTACAAGCAGGGCATTCCTTGACAATCATGCCATTTCGCTTCTCTTCAATGCAAAGGAACGGTCGATGGCTGGTCTTGCCAGGATCGTTGGGGTTTCTTCCCTGCCACCCGTAGTGCAACTTCCTAAAAATGCCTACATCGCGGCGATTCAATAAACCCTTCATGGAAGGCAGGATTCTAAGACACATACTATCATCTTCCTGCTTAAGCTTGAAGTATTCAAACTTAACTCCACTGCTTGAGGGGGCTCCGAATCCACTAGGTAACGTCAGTTCATCTAAATTGGTATCCATTTTCTATTCTCCTTCTTTGTTTTCTTCCCCAGTTGTGGCGGAATTGCCGTTTTGGGAATTTTTGTAAATTTTGCTTAAAGTTTTGGAAGTAATAATAAAGTTAGGTGGGAACTTGTAGTCAATATTTGTAGTAAAAAGAGTATTTAGATTTACTTTCTCTTCTGGAGATTGTACATCCAACACTAAGATTGGGATTCTTGGTACATCAACCCCAAGCTTCAAAATGGCATTGACAAGCGCCTTCGTTAGATACTTTTTACTAAATTCATCCCCAATGCTACTTCTAATAACCTTACGAATATGTGCTAAAGTCTCAAGATCGTTCTTACAAAGAGTCTCTTTATAAGGTGGTGCAGGCAGATTATCATACTCTAAAGCCTGTGCAATCTCTCGAATCCCCCGCAGCATGATGTTATGCTGTGTTGTATTAAAGCTACGGGACCTATCATAAGTTGGCTCAATGTCTGCACAAATCTTATTATAAATTTCGTTTGCATTAATTACGATACCCCCATTCTTTTCTAAAAATGCTGCAGCTTCTGCAATTACTGCAGCATCTCCTGTTGCATAGACTGCAGAAAGCCTTGAGGGAATTGCAGTAGCCTTTAACTCTTCAATTAGCGTAGGTAGTCTTTCGCAAGCGGTTCTAATTGCAATTCCCATTCCCGGTCTATTCTTATAGGGGACATCAGCTTCTTTAGTACAGGCAAGCTTTTCAGTTTCCCGAATATCTTTAATAATGTCCTTTAATTCTCTACTCATTTTCATCCTTTAATAGTTTTCCAACGATAGTTTGTAATGCTTTATTATACTCTACTAAATCTTCATTCTCTGCAATTACATCTTCTAATGATTCTTCAAGGTTTTTAATTTGATTTTTTAGATCTTGGATTATCTTTTCATCATATGTGTAGGCAACACTACAATTGCTAATACTAGGCCTATGTTTTTGTACATACTCAAAAACAACCTGATTGTGAACGTTACAATTCATTATACTTATCCTAACTACTTCACAAACCAAACAACAAGACCACCAACAACAAACCCAATAATAAAAGAGATGATGACGGCTACAGTTGAGTGTTCTTTGACACTATTTTCAAGTTCAACTGGCAGAGCTTCAACCTTTTGTTCAACATCTTTAGTGGTTTGCTCAACAATTTGAGCATCTTGCACAATGTCTAACCCAAGCTTTGCAAGTTCAGAATTTACTTGGTCCTTTTTAGTTTGAAGATCTTTCTTTAGACCATTTGCAATAATTAAAGCTGACTGCTTAGCTTGATATAACACCAACGCAGCTTTGTTAATTTCATCTACAGCCAATTCAGCCGCTGTCTTCACTGGAGAAACAACTTCTGCATCAACCACCTTAGAGACTTCTACAACCTTGCCTTGAACTGCAGTTTCTGCGGCATCTACTGGAGGAATAATGTTTGCAACTGCTGTTTCCACTACGGATTTTGCCTCTGTTTTTGCTTCTGATACTACATTTTCTACTGTTTGAACTACGTCAGTCATTTATGATACCCTTCCTTTTTGTTTAATAATTTCGTTCTTTGATTTTGACATTTTATCCCTCAACAAAAAACACTTCATTCTTTTTAAATATAGCTACAACTTTACCATCTAGAACCTGGACACACTTGTAATCCTTAAGATCTTCACAGGTACACTCATAAATATCACCACAGTCTATCCTATAAAGGCCTACTACCTTTTTGTTACCATTGGCGTCTGGCTTGCTATAAGCAATTTCAATTGGAATTAAAGGCTTCTTGTCTTTATCTTTTTCAGGGGCGTGGCGATATCTTTCAGCATCGGGATTAAACGGCGCTGGCGCTACTATATGGTGCTTTGATGTGTGACAAGGGCATGCCATATCAAGACATTTGCCATATCCATCCAAAGTACCCGGACTTTTTTCTTCTGACATCTCTTCAACCTTTCCCTTATAGTTTACTCTTCTTCTGCTGCCTTGTCAACATTTTCTTCGCTGCAATTAATTGTTTTTTCATCCAAAGGCTTCCTAATAACCTCAATCCCCCTGATTGCAAAATCTTTCTTCCCTGCACTCTTATTAACGATTACTGCAATTATACTACCCTTTTCAATCTCTTTAGCAATCAAAGGAATATTATCATTAAAGTCAGGCCACATGACAAGTTCCCTCTTCATTCCACCAAACTCAACGAAGAACTTATAAGCCTCCTTCCCCTTGTCTGGACCCCAATTAAACTTCTCCTTGTCTTCTAGATAGCATATAATCCCAGATCTGATATACCTACCCTCAAACCCCTGACTAGCCTCTAACTCAAGCAGCTCTTTAGCCCCAATTACAGGATCGTATGTATCAATCTCTTGATGAGCATCTTTACTATAAACCTTGTTCCTAATTCTAATTGAAGTACCATCACTGTTTAAGAATTCTGGTAACCCAACTGCAATTACTGATGGCCTTAAATCCTCTCCATAAAGAGGCAAAACAGCTTTCTTTGCTTGATATCTACTAAGGGTATCCAAAACAGGCAGTTCTTTCTTGGGCTTCTTATATTTCTTACCTTCAAGACTATAAAGCTCTTTCATCATGGAATGATAAGAATCAACTTTAACTGCAATTGTTGCATCTTTATCAAAAAATGAATCAAGACAACCAGCAGATATCATAGCATATATCTTGCCAATGTCAAGAGCATTTCTACCCCAAACTTTTACTTTTTTGACTGAACCGTCTTTATCCTCTTTGTCCTTAAGAATAGGATTGTTCTTTTGATAGTCAATAATAGCCTGACAAAAGTGTTTTAGATCGGTATACGGCGCTGATTGCGATAGCTGTTTGTGCGCCGTATCACCGACGCCTTTGAGGATAGAGATAGGTGCTCTAATTTTATCACCTTCAATTTCCCAATCACCTTTTGATAGTTTAATATCGGGCAGCAGCACTAGATGACTGCAATGCATCCAGAATTTGTCGTTTAGTTCGTCTTTGGAAGATCCCCGGAGAACTGCAACCCACCATTCAAGAGGATAATAATGTTTTAGCCACAAACAAGTGTAAGCTAGCTTACCGTAGCTAAAACTGTGTGCATGACAAAACCCGTAGGCGCTCCACGTAGTTATACTATCCCATACAGCTTGTGCAGCTTTTTCTCCAACCTTTTCAGCGGCCTTTTTAATGAAGTCTAGATAAGCCTTTTCTATTCGATCCCTTTTTTTCTTCCCCACCATTCTTCTAAATTCTTCCGCCTCGACAGCTGTGCAGTCCGTAAAATACCGATAAACTTTCATTAAAGACTCTTGATAAACCATGATGCCCTTTGTTTCTGCACATAGTGTGTCAAGTTCTTTTACTACATCATCACTTCCTTTTAGACCACTAGCTCTTCTGGAATACTCAACCAACATATTATGTTTCACAGATGGACAATCTGGATTGGTAACAAAATATTCAAGAGGACCAGGCCTGTCTAGGGCGGTAAATAATGACAAATCCTCTTCAGAATTGAAAAGATCTTTGAAGTAATGCAGCCATTTCCTGGCAGAAGACGAATCTAACTGAAAAACGGTTTCAACCTCACCTAAATAAATATCATTAAAAACTTCTTTATCTTGTGGGAGATCCCACAAATCGTATTTATTGCCCTTTTTGTCTGGGATCACTCGAATACCAGGAACCTTTAGCCCGTTTATAACAGTATCCTTTGGATAGTCCCCAAACACCCGTTTTTGAATAAGCTTAGTAGCTTCTTGAACGTCCTTAAGACAATTAACTGTCAAGAAGTCCATCTTAATTGCACCACAAGCTTCAGCGTCAGGCCCAGAGAAATCAAGAACTTTAACGCCAGAAGTGGTTGTAGTTGGAATAAACTCATCAATTGGTTCGTTGCTAATTACATATCCTGCGGCGTGACGCCCCTTGGACCTCCATAAGCTTAATGAATCTAGCACCAAAGTCCAATGATCGGGATACTTTCTAACATATTCTTGCAAGTTTCTATCAGTTTCAATACTCCCAGGAACAAACCCTTCGTCTGTATCATATCCTAAAATAAATTTCTTATCATTTACCCCTTGAGGCGGGACAACAAATCCCTTAGCTAGTCTCTCAATATCTGGAGGGACGCTGCCTAGAAGGGCTCTAGCAACGTCTCTGACCGCGTTCTTTAATTTTAGTGTGTTAAGAGTCCCTATTTGAGCAAAGTGGTCTGGAAAGCGTTCCTGGAGCCATCCATCAAAATAGGTAGGCAAATCACCTTTTTCAGAAGTCCTAGTTATTGTTTTGATTTTCATTTACCCACCATTGATCAATATCTGCATTCTTTTCAAAGGTTTCTTGTGCTGTTAAAAGCCCTAAGTTTGTTTCAATTTTAAAGTCTTTGGGAAGAGTGTGCTTGGTTCCATCTTCACATTCAAACTCTACAACATCTGTGTCATACCCCACAAGCAAATCACGAGACGCTAAATCTTGATCGACGTCAGGCAGACTGCCCGATTCTATTCTAGCGCTGTTAATAAACCTTTCTAAAGACAGATCGTTTTTAATCGGATCTACCGATGTTATACCTAGAAGGTAATTAAGAAGAAGTCCAGCACCACTGCCACGGCCTGGAGAAGTTAACTGTCCTTGATTTTGATAAACTCTACAAACCTCTTCATCAATAAAAAAATACGGCAATAAATCTATTTTACCATTCTTATGTAAGATGTCAATTTCTTTCTTGAGCCTTTCTACATAAATCGGATTGTTTTTTGGCATTCTCCCATGTTTTTGAATGAGCTTTTTAGTATACTCAAGCGTTAAAGATGGAAAGAACTTGGTAGGCAGTTGAGGCTTATTATCAAACTCAAATCCTTTAAATCCTTCAACCCACTGCTTGCTATTGTCTATCCATTGTTCAAAAGTTTTTAGATCGGTCCCATGTGTTTTGTTAAAATGGGAAAAAGCCTCTTCAGAAGACTGCCTATGGTAAGAACTATAAAATTTCCAATCGCCCATCTGACTCAATCTAACGTCTTGAATAACCTTTTGAGATGGCTTGCAAAAGTGAGCGTCACAGGAACATAGAATAGGCACCTTGTATTTTTTAGCTAGCCCCATCGCAAGTAGATTTGCTCCAAATTGAATATCCCCATTAGGAGACCAGGGACTGCACTCATTTTGATAAAAATCGTTCTTCTTTTCTACCTTTAATATCTTATAAGGAGTGTCAAAATCTGTCCAAACTCTATAATTACAAGCCCCAATTAATTGCAGATGTTTATCTTTATCGTAATTGTCTGCAAGCTTTTCTGCTGTAATTGTGCCGTCGTTAGTCTTTAGGTTCTTATCGAAGTAATATTTTAGAGTTTCTTTAATACCCTCTTTTTCAACTTCAATAAACACACCCTTAATAAAATTCATATTGCAGACGTGGGGAAAGACCTCAACAAAAAAGCGATCTTTGAACAAATAGTGGAGTCTTTCAAAATAAGCCTTGGCGATACTAAACCTTGTCTCTTGTGGGATTTTTTCATTAAGCAAGTGTCTTGAAACCATTCCAATAACACAACTAGACCCTAGAGTTGTATTATATGAAGCTAGCTCTTCGAGCTGATTCCATGAGAAAAGAGGCTTTCTTTCTTGACCATGCAGTTCACTATTAGCATCTGCTTTTGATAGCAACCTTACAGTAGCTTTATATGCTTTGAAATCTCTAAATCCAAGAGTAAAATGCTGATATTTAATATACTCACAAAAAGAACCATTAGGATGTTCTGCCGCCCATTTTGTTTTATCAGACCCCTTGGGAATGAAGCTTGTTCTTGGGATATCATGGGCTAGTAAAATTGGACAATCATCGTCTCTGTAATACCCTTCCAATCCTCCACAGAATGTCAAACCGTTCTTTTTAGCTAGCTGATAGGTTTTAAACACTGCGCCAAGGGATCCGTGATCTGTCACGCAAAGGCTGCCGCTGTCTAATTCTACCTCTCTTTCGGCAAAGGCTTCAGGAGTAGATGCGGAATCTAAACTTTGAAGATGGCAGTGGGGGCTGGAATAATTTCGCATTTACACCTTCCCCAATTCCACCCCAAGCGCCCTAATTTTGCATTCAACTGCAGAAATATTTTCGACATGGGTTTTTAATTGCAGCTTTGTTTTATCTACTTCAGTAGTAAGTTGCTGCAGTTTACTAACAGCCTCTTCTTTCTGAGCTATAAACCTATCGCGGTCTTTTAATAGACGAAACATCTCTTCAAATGTAACTGGTGTCTCTTTATTCATTGCCATTTTAATCCTTGCTTCCTAACGGATACAAATACCAATAATTGTAGTTAAATACATGTGTGATCTTATCATTCTTCCAATCCCAAAAACAAATACCCCCATCTGGTGCTGGCCCATAATGAGCAATCACGCAATCCTTTGGAAAACTTTCACCTGCAATAAACTGCAGTCTTCCTTCTAACAGGTATAGATTGGCTTTACCAACAACGTTAGCCATAAAAGCTTTTGTTGTCCCATAAGGAATTAAAAGTAAAATTTGAGCACCTTTATTTGCTTCTAAAGCACATCTGGCGCTCCACTTACCTATATCACCAAACTCACAATTAAGCCAGAAATTTCCACCTAGCTTTTTATATAATTCTGCCCAGTCATGATCAAAAGAATCAATGCCATAAGCCTCCTTATCAAGAGACAAAGGGCCTTCTGGACCAGTGCAAGGGGCTAAATAATTATCGCAGACCTTGTTATAGCTTCTTGCAGCCAGGTCAAGCGTGATTTTACCAAACCTCTTTTCAACAGATTCTATTAAAGCCTTTGGTGTCTGATAGTCTTGCTTGCTATTTTTACCAGTACTAATTCGTGCCATTACTTATTAATCCTGTTTTCTACTTCCCTATTAAACTGCACAAGCCTTTGGTTGCATCCATATTTACATTTTTCATGCTTTGCCGAAATTTGAGACATTATACCATCTCGATATAGGTGAGAGCAACAAGATTCCGTACCATCTGGAGAAAAAACCCGTTCACTCATAGAAATATAACAGGCCTTGTTTAAATCCTGTTCAAACCTAATGCCTTGAATTAACCGCCTCTTTTCATCAATAGTTTCCCTTAAAAGAGCTAATGACTCCTCAGACAACTCTCTTGAAAGCTCTGGGAGAACATTATCAAAGATATCATTTGCGTCTTCCTTAGATATCTCAAAATCGGGCTGACATCCTTTATAAACGGAAAAGAATAAGGCGTAAAGTCCAGTGAATTCATTTCTAGCAAACCTAGCAAAGTCTATGGCTTGTTTATAATTATTCTTGCTGAGGGTGAAAGTAATAGAAACTACGGTGTGCGGGATGCTTTCTTTGATATTGTCAACGACCACTTCAAATGCATTCTTTCTACCCACCAAAGCATTCCAGTAAACGGGATCACAAGAATCAAGAGAAATCTTCAATCTTTTTACACACTTATAAGGTGGAGTTCTATACCCATTTGTATTGAGATGAAATCGGTATTTATCTCCCAATTCCATAATAGTAGGAAACAACCAAGGGACCATAGAAGGTTCTCCTCCAGTAAGATGGATTATTGCTTCTTTGCCATACTTTTCCAAAATGGTTAGAAAAGTAGACTTCTCCATTGTTTCGCCAGTATCCTTAACATTACAGTACCTGCATTTGAAGTTGCACTTATCCGTAACAAAAACGGCAACCCGTCTTACTGGCAAGACATTTGACTTACCATTTAGATAATCAGATGTCTCTTCTATTCTTTTGTTAAAGTCGTCCCAATAGAGTGAGTGCCTCATAATAGAGACACTATACACCCATTCTAACCTTCAAGTCAAGGATAAGTCTCTGAAATCTTTCCTCTAGCTCTTCTTCAGTAATTTCAAAGGCCGAAGCTATAATATGATCTGGACACCCATCAGGATATCTATCCAGTAACTCCTTAATAGAATTGTGATATCTGTTCATATAAACAAAATCAGGATCAGTTCTTATCTTATTAGGGCCGTCAATATCATTAAGCATTATTAAACCTTTCAATATTCCCTAAAGCTTTTTTAGCTAATTTCTCAATGTTTTCATACTGTTGCTTAATTGCAGCAATCTGCTTCTGCCCAACTTCTACTTCTTTTTTAGCAGCAAAGAAATCTAACTTACCCTTTGTAAGGTTAAGATGAGCATCTTCCTTTGCGTGTTTAATAACAGAAAAACTATTCAAATTTACAACCTTGTTCTTTTTAATCTTTTTCCTGTTTTTTTCTGCAACTTCTAAATCTTCTTTTAACTTTACAAGTCCCTGTTCAGCTTTCAATAATTTTTCCTTAGATTTTGCAAGTTCATTTGACGCTGCAGATAAAGCATTAAATAGTTCTTGTAGTTGTAATTGCAGTTTGTTATAAGTCAATTAAAATCCCTCAAATGGAGTAATGATAGAGTTGTAGTTACTGTCATTTTCTGCCCCGTTAACTTCAATAAACCTACGATCTCCTACAGGATGCTTCTCAACTGATTCAAAAATCCATTGGCCACAGGTTAAATCGGGGCTACCGATACTAAGACTGTAAGCATCACTAGGAACAAGGGCTCCATTGGTAATCATTGTAACCTTCCCAGGCAGCTCTGTCATTCCTGCAATATGTAGATGGCCCACTGCAAACACCCTAAATGGGCCTCCAATATCCCCTGCAGCATTCCATTTGTAAATCTGCTGCGCTAGACTGGCCATATTGATTGATTTACCTGGGTATCCTGGTTTGAGAACCGTATCCCCATGAGTACCAAACAACTTATTATTAAAAAGAGGTGCAATATAATAGGGTGTCTTAGGGATGTTAAACTGACAATTTTTGACACCTGAGTTTAAGACAGCCTTTTTAACTGCATAATACATCATATTTTCAATACTGTCAAACTTTTGATGCACTGCCCTTTCAGGATGTCTTTGCAGATTCCTTCCATGGTTTCCAGGGTTTGTATAAATTTCAACAGAAGGGTAGCAGCCACAAAGAAGCATGATATACTGAGTAAGGTAATGAGTCGCTGCAGCAAACTGCAGGGCTAGTGGTTCTCCATCTCTTAGATCGTGTAACTGCCCCTGCATGCAGTCACCAATAAGATGAATAATTAACTTTGTTTCATCTCTGTATTGTTCCTTATAATCTGCAACCTCTTGCGCTACCTTGCCTAACCGTCTTGACTCTTGAACAACACCATACTCCAAAGGACATTCTGCAGGGTCTAGATGAGATCCGAAGTGCAAATCACTTAGAATACTATTGACGATCCTCTTATATGGGGCATGCTTACGTTTACCTGAATACTTAGGAGGGCTGCACCAGCCCTTACTAAACACCTTTGAAAGAGTCTTGTCTAGTTCTTCTACTACAATTAAATCTCTGACTGCAGAAACTGCAACTTTTTTATCAATACTAGCTTTATTAGCAGATTTAAGAGTTTCTGCTTTTTCTTTTAGGCATTCGTGTATTAAGTTGTCAGACTCTGCGGATTTTGACATAAAGCCCTTTTATTAAACTACTCCGTCTTTGCCGTCTCAGCTTGATTAACAATATTGTAAATCTCTAAAATAGTGACACTGCCACCTGTAGGTAAAGTAATCACATCGCCACACTTCTTATCAACCAAAAGCTCCTTGACACCAGGATTAAACTGTCCCAAGGTCAAAAACGCTCTAGTAGGATGTAAGACTTCCCCCTTATCGTTAGTTTGAGTAGTTACAAGAATGTCGTTTTCATTTTTAACAGCCTCTGCAGCAATCAGCTTACCTTCTGCAACGGCAACTTTAAGGTTTGCATCAGACTGTGCAGCCTCAGATTCAATTTCCTTAATCCTGTTATTTTTAACAACTTCTTTTACCTGATCAAGTAAAGAAGGTTCATCTGAACCACCAAGCCTCTTACCAACCACTTCAATTAAAGCTGTTAAAACTCGGTCAAGGTTATCAATAGCTCCTGACATTTCATTGTTATCTTCCTGAGCCTTCTTAAAGGACTTCTCTAGAGCAGGAACGAGCTGTTGAAAGGCCTTTTCAAGGTTACCAATTCTATTAAGGGCATCTTCTCGCTTAGCGTTATTACCTAATCCATCAGTCTTTTTGTTCATTTTCTTTGATTCCTTGGTCATCTTTATCTATCTCCTTGTTTCATTTACAAATCTATTATTAGCAGCGTTAGCCCCAGCCTCAGCAGCTGCAATTGTTGCAATCGTCATATTCCTTGGAAATGGCACAGCCTCTTCAGGTCTAAGTTTAGGAGTCTTATCCATCTTTATAACCTTGAAGATTTGATCCCCTTCTGTTTTATAAACAGTCATACCGTCTTTTAGTAAAAGGCATGTTTTTTGAGGCATATTATTAAGTCTAATTTCTTCTGCAGGACCATAAGCCCCTGCATGCGTTAGGGACCATTTTATTTCATATTTCTTGCCACCCTCTTCAACCTGTTCCCCGTCTTTATAAAACTGAGGCCCCCTTTTAGCAGGTTGGTTAGAAACAGGCCTTGTTTGTTGTGGTTGAGGCGATTGTCTTATCTGTGCAGGTTGAGCAATTGGTGCAGGCTTAACAACTATTTCTTGTGGAACCTCTTGCTTTATTAACTTTGGTCTTCCTACGGGTTTAGCAGCAGGCTTAACTGGTTCAGATCTAGGTTTAGTGACAGCCTGCTTAACTGCAGTTTGCTGCACTCTTGCAGGCTCTTTAACTTGCTTTTTACCACCCAATAAAGAAGGGTTATTGATAACCATTTGAGCAAGGGTTTTTAATGCTACAATTTCTTGCTCATCGAAACTAGATTTTACTTCAGGTTCTTGTTGTTTAATGCCAATTAGCTTATTTAATTGACTTAGAGCAAATTCTCTAAACTCCGCTTCAACTTCAATTGTAGAAGGGGTCTTTTGGTCATATAAATTGCCAGACGCCCACTGTTGGTAGAGAACAGCTTTTTGCAGTCTTTTTTCTACTTCTGACATCTCAACAATTGCAGTATTAACTTCTTCTGACACTTCATTTTCTTGATAGACGGCAACTGGGGCATCTTCTGGGTTTGAATCGTCTCCAATAAAGATAGGGGCTTCCTCATCTTTGCCCATTGGGTCTATCTTTTCGATTCCTAATTGCTCAAGAAATTCTGACATTTTCAACCATTATAGCAGATTTTTGCAGAAAGTCAAGTGTTTTTATGGTAAATAATCAGGTTCTGGACACTCAACTCGATGTGCCATAGTATATAGGCATTTTGCTAGATTTACCAAGTTTTTATGATCATCAGTTTCAACTTCCTTAAGTGGCAAGTCCTTCCATTCTACTTTACCATCTTCATATTTTGCGGATTCTAAGATTTGACTCTTGATAATGATATAAACCCTACCATCAAGATCTCTGTACCAATTTCGACCAAGATAGTCAACAAAAAATTCCCCACGTTTCAATTTAAACTCTTGAGGATCTCGATGCGCGGCCTTTTCTGGTTCGGGCCAATCTTTCATAAATTCATAGATACCCGATGGTATAAAAACATGCTCTTCTTCTTTCCATCCAGGGACAATTACAGTAATTGTTTCATCTGTTTGCGAGACACCTTGAAGGGCCTTCTCCACCCACTTTATCTTATATCTAATATCACCGTCTACAACAACTTCTCCATTTTTAAGCACAGCGCATCCCATTATACCACCCTTAAATAATATTCATTTGGTTTAATCTCTCTTGAGTGTCCTTCAAAGCTGGCTGTCGATCCGGTGCCATTTCTATCAATAATTTCACCAATTCTTTTATTGAAGAGTCTTCGCAATAGTTCAAGAGATCTCTTAATACTTCTTGCAGTATTCTTTTTCCAACTAGGTCTAACTCTTGCTTGTTTTGCCATTTTATCTCCAATTAACGAAGTAAACTTCTAAAAAGTAATACCACTATAGCCACACCTACAACAATATCCAACCACATTGCAATTACTAAAAACGTGTGCATTTTCATCCTCTAATTATTTCATCATAAATGCAGACTGCTGCAAGTACTGCAAAACAAGAAACATAGAAAATGCTATTCTTTAAGTAAAGCAAGTTTTCCTCCCGGATGCTTCTTATAATAACACATCAACGCTATCCATAAACTATTTGCAAATAATACTAACAAACCTGCTGAAAAAGAAGCAAATTGTTCTAGATGCCTATAATAGAAAATATTCCAGCCGCCCCACATTGCAAAAAACACGGTGCTTAAAATTGAAACCCCTGCAACCCTTTTATCTTTTAAAAGAGTTCTGCAATGGTTTAAAATAAATACACCGCCGCCAAATTCAAAAAGACCGTTGACAACATCTGGGATCATCGTGGAGGCGTGCCTATCCGGTTGACGCCCATTAGGCGGCCCGGCTTTCGTCAACACGAGGCTGAGCACTCAGCCCGAGATTCAAGATATTCAGGGCCGCGTTACGATCACGGTCGTGGGTCACCCCACAAGCTGAACATCTCCACTCTCTTATTCCAAGCCCTGCGATACCTTTCGGCCTCCCCTCGGAGGATCGATCCCCACAAGCGGAACAGGTTTGGGTCGTAAATGCTTCATTGACTTCGATGAAGGTCGCTTGATGCCTACTGGCTTTATAAGCAAGAAACCCTCTCAGCATACTCCAACCGGCATCAAGTACGGACTTTGCCATGCTTGTCTTCGCCAGTTTTGATGCCGACACGTTGCCAACTACGATCAAACGGTTTGCGTCGGCGAGCTTCGCCGATACTTTGTGTAGGTAGTCCTTTCGTTGATTCTTAACCTTCGCATGAAGTGCTTTGACTCTGGAAGTGTTGTGAGCCCTTTGGGCGATTGCGAGATTCTCTTCGGTAGCACGGAAGAAAGCCGGATGCGCTATCTTCTCCCCGTCGCTAGTCGTGGCGAGGGTTTTCAGCCCAAGGTCGATTCCGACCTGGCCGGTGCCGGTAGGAAGGAACGAAACCTCAACATGAAAACACGCGTACCACTTCCCGGAAGAATCCTCGACGAAGCAACCGCCCTTTGCGTTGGCCGGAAGCGGACGCCGCTTTGCTCCGAAGAATCGGTAAGTGCGTCCTAGGTAGGTTACCGAAGAAGGCGTGATTTGACGGGACTGTTCTTGAAAGGGAACCCAGCCTAGAGATCGTTTCGATCCCGAAGAGCGACGAAACTTAGGACACTTCTTGTGTTGGTCGCGGCTACGCGCGAAGCGCTCACAGGCACCTTGAACGGTCTGGGCGTGTACCCCGAGTTCTTTGGAAGTGCCTTTGGCTAGACCCTGTAAAGCGTACCGAGACGGCCACTTACTAGTGGAACCCAGACGGTAGATTTCCTGAGCTTTCCGTTGGGATGCCGTGCAGAAATTCCACACTTGGTTGACTGCCCATGCATGGTGCCTCAACGTTCTCGCAACGCGAGATCCTTTGAGACGGTATTTGTAGGTGATAATCATTTGGGTTCTGTGGGCATCAACCGGATAAGCATGTATAGTACCATTAAATGGCAGTGGTGTCAAGGGCTAAGCGCCACAAGATCCTCTATTAGAGATACTGCAAACATCTGCCTGCTCAACAAACACTTCTCCAACATGTTTAATAGCAGTCTTATAGGCAACTGGAGTTAATGGCTGGCCACCTCTGGCTCCATCTGGATAACAAGTAATACCTCTTAATTTTGGAAGATATTTTATCAACATGTTCCCAAAGCTAGAGACATTATTACTATTATTAAATTCACTTCCCCACTGAGGAAGGTTTATCGTGCTACTTACTCCATGATCTACGTACTTTTGAATCCATTCTTGGAATTTAACTCGCCTCTCAACATCTTGGGCAAGAGAATAGGCGTCTTCAATATGTTCTTCTGAAATCCCACTACTAATAAGCCTTTGGGCCACAGGATCAATTACGTACTGATAATGAACAACGTCTCCCTTTAGATATCTACGTTTATAGGCAACACAAAAAACAGGCTCAATTCCAGTAGAAGTTTCAGCTACAATTCCAATAGTTCCAGTAGGAGCGATTGCTCTCCCAGCGATAGGAACAGTTAGATCCCACTGCTTGGCATAAGTCTTTGCATATTTTATATTTGTAGCATAGATTTTTAAATACTCTTCTAATTCAGAATCTTCTCCATATTTCTTACCATGCTTTAATAGCCACTCATGAAGCCCCATCAAGCCAAGCCCAATGCGTCGATTCCTAGTTCTACACCGATCAACTGCAGCGTATGGTACGTCACTATAAACACTTCCTGCAACTAAAAAGGCTGTTCCAATCTCAACTAGCCTTTTCATGTGTTCAAGATCTTTAACTCTTGAAATATTGATGGACCCTAAATTGCAAATATCTGAATCATCTCGCGAACTTATCTCTGTGCAAGCATTACGAAGATCTTCACCTTCATTCTTTCCAGTGTCAACAGAAAACCCTGGCTCCCCCGTCATAAGCATCTGCTTAATGCAGTCCCAATAAATAGAATATGCTGTAGAATGCAGCGAATGCTTTTCATTGCTATACGCTTCAAAAAATTCATCATCCAAACAAACACTAATATTTGTACTATCTAAGGGGGCTGGGAAATTGTAATCTTCCGTTTTTGCCTGCTTAATTAAATCAGACCAGTCTTTCATATGAAGAAATTCGTGAACATCAGGATGCTTCCAACTTAAGCCAGCCCAAACTGCTGCCCTCCTAGATCCACCCTGGATAATAAACCTAGCACATTCATTAACCATTTGCATCAATGATACGGGACCCGACGCAATCCCTCCAGTTTTACGAATAGGTTTGCCCTTGGCTCTTAGGGCCGAATAGTTAATCCCGATACCGGCGCCAGTCATTAGAGCCATGCTTGCTTTTTGTAGTAAATCGGACCATCCTTCTCTACTATCTTCCGCTCTGAGAAGCAAGCAATTTTGCGTTTGGTGGAAAGCTCTCCCAGTGGCGTATAAATATCTGCCACCAGGAATAAACTCTTTGTTAGTAATTGCAGTTTCTATTTCTTTAACCAAGTCTTTAGGAGCGTCAACAGCTTTCATTACATGTTTGGCAACTCTGTGTGCTATTTCTGGCCACGTTTCTTTTTTGCCTTCTGGAAGATCGTGAGAATATTTCTGATTCATAATGTTTGTTGCAAACTGTGACATCTGATTGGGCATTCTACCTTCATCTCCTATAATACGCTACTTGGCATAGTTTTAGCTTCGTGTTCTTTAATTTTCTTTTCAAAGTTCTCTAAATATTCCACAATTCTTTTAGCCTTCTTAACATCAATTCCCCGTGACAAAAATTTATTGTTGCAATACCAACATAGCAAACCCCTAACCCACATCACCCTACATGAGGGAGTCATTTTCTTCCAGTTCTTTACGTGAAAATGATCTATACAAAGCCTTCCCTTTTTAGGCTCTTTTTCGCAAACAAAACATTTACCGTCTTGTTCATCTAACATTTTCCTCCACGCTTCTTCCGTTAATCCATAACGAGCAAGCGTGCTTTTTGTAGGAGTTTGAACTGGCATGAACTAGAAAGATTGGATTAGTCTAAGCAGTATGTAATGGCAGTTCCATCACCTAAAACTTCAATTAACCACCAGTCTTCATTAGCGTTTTTATCAAAGAAATTACAGACACCATTGTCAATACTTCCTTCAACCCCCTCTGCCGCCTCACAAAGACAAATAGAGTCATCTAACTCAAATAAATTGCCACCTTTTAGAAAATCTTCAATTGTACTCTTCATAAAACCCTATTCCCACTTAACAGTTGGATCTACAATTAGTTTGCCAACCTTAAGACTACCATCTGCCGATTTCTTTACTACAATATAGTTGCCATCACCTATATCATTGTTTTGGACAGCAGATTTGCAAACTTGTTCTAAAGAAATATTGCTATACTCAAGCGCATCGTTCAGATCGAAGACGAAAAATTCCTCTTTACTATCCTTCTTCTTTGACATTATCCCTCACTTTCATTTAATTCGCCATTAGCTGCTTCCTTAATAAAATCGGAAACAGAGGGCACGTCCTCACCCCGAGATCGAAGGGTCTCAAGAAGATACTCAAGTCTGATCTTGTTCTCCTTCGCCCCTTGGCTGTATGGCTCATTTGCAACCTTAACCTGTTCCTTAAGCTTCTTCAAATCCTCATCAAAGTTCTTGGCCATCGTAAGTTGCACATCGTTAATTGCAACCTCCTGAATCTTCTTATAAACGCTTGGAGTATCCAGCGCCATCATGTCTGTTCGCCAAGCCTCATCTAGCTTCTGAAACTTCTTATACTGCTTCTTCTTGGAATCTTCTTCAACGCTCATTTTATCTCCTTTTGTTAGAATCAAATACCTACAAAACATTATAGCGGAATATACGGCAAATGCAAGCTTTTCTTTTTTCTAATGCCGTATATTCCGCTATTGTAGTTATCTTAATTACTAAACAGCCTTACCATCAACTGTTAATACTAAACCAGCACCAGAAACAACTAAGGTTCTAGTAATAGTAGTTGGTGCAGGCCCAGTTGGCCCAGTTGGCCCAGTTGGCCCAGTTGGCCCAGGAGCAGGAGGCACTGGAGTTGGTGCAGGAGTTAAGGCCGCAATGATCTTGTTAACCACAGGTACTCCTAGACCAGTGCAACAATCCCAACCAGCCTTTGCAATATATGTGCCATTGTTTCCAGACACAATATCTCTAAAACAGCCAGAGGGCAAGCCATAAAACGCTGTATTTAACAAACCAACGTTCTTACCAGTAACCTGTCCAACAATTGCAGCAATTGCAGCATACATAGGCGCTACAGCAGAAGTTCCGCCAACCACCAGACTTTGGCCGTCGACTGCAATAATCCAACCGCTATTAGGATCTGCATTCCCTGCAACATCTGGAACCCCACGGTACTTATTGCCGGGAACACCAACCGCACTTTGATAAGAAGGAATTGCGAAATGGGTACTAACTCCACCACCAGTAGCTCCACCAGCAGTCCCATCATTCCAGACAACTTCCTTTGCGACGCTCAAAGAAGGCAAAGACGTCCCTCCACAAGCGGTAACAAAGGGAGAAGATGCAGGAAAATCTACGTGATTGCCGGTTTCCCCATCAGAAGATCCATTATCTCCTGCAGCCACAGTTACTGCAATTCCAGCATTAGCCGCTTTTTGAAAAGCATTATTAAAGCTAGTTAAAGATGCAGCATCCCATTGATCTTCTGCCCCCCCCCAAGAAATAGAAATAGCGTCCATTTTATCTACAACAGCCTGATTGATTGCATCTAAAAACCCTTGATCGGTATTAGGGGCCATATAACAGTGTAGTTTAACCCCAGGAGCCATACCACCAATAACACAAAGATCTAGCATAACTTCGGCATCTGCACCATTAGGATCTCCAGGAGAGTTAGTTCCGCCATCAATACTATGAAAAGTAACTGGGGCAACTGTAAAACCCAAACTCTTAAAATAGGCATCTAGGTCTGACTGGACGTAACCTCCACCAAGTTCAATAACGGCTACATTTTTACCAGCCCCAGTGGCATTAGCGGGGACGCCGTAAAAACTAGCTAATTGTTTAGGGGTGTAGCTTGTGGAGGTTGCACTGCTGTTAAAGTGAGGGCGCTTGATGTGTGATCTGAATTTCATTTGGAACCTTTCTTTTGTTTGTTTTCTGTTCTACTTCTTCGTTTGATTTCTCTGTTAATATAATAGCGGGCTAAGGACAAATTAGGACAAGGGGAACCCGTAAAAATATCAGCCTCGTAGATGTAAGATAAGGCTTTTTCAATATTGCCAGGAGTTGCGCCTACAATTCGATTTATAAGGCAATTGGGGTCTTCTCTCCAATCAACCCATCTTTCCTCCCAATGTAGAAGTTCTTTTGCAGAGGCATTAAATTTATGACCACGCTGGAAAGCCTCTCTATCGACATACCACCTAGCCTTTTTAAGGTCTTCTAGAGGATTCCACTTGTTTTCCATTCTAAAAAGATATTTAAAAGCATTACCAAGGCAAAACCCCATCTCCCCACATACTTCAATTGCTTCAATCCCGCTGGGATGGCTTGTGTAATGTGCTGGGTGATCTACTGGGTTGTTCTTTAATCTGTCTTGGTAAATTTTAACAGTTTTGTAATTCTTTTTCATCCTTCAATTATACTCTAGTTGTCATGAGATGTCAACTACTTTTATCCGTGAATTGCAACATTAACTGAATATGGCGACCAACTTTCAATACAGCCAGAATCATAAAGTCCCTCGTATAACTTCCCATTCCCTCTAAGTTTAAAGGTGCCGGTTAGTTCTACGGTT